GGCTGAGATGGAAGAGCTGCTCGCTGAAAGCATGACGAGCGGTGGAAAAACAGTAGAGTTCCTAAATCACCACCACTAGAATGAACCTCATTTTAAGCCAACTCCGCGCCGCCTACGAAGCAGACCCCGGCGGCGAAGAAACGATCCGTGGCCTCGCATCGCAGTTTGGGTTGGAGGCTGATGTCGTCAAAGCTCTCCTGCAAAACGAATCCCCCGCCTATCGTCTACGTCAAGAAGAGCTCAAAGCCGGGCTCGACGAGCAGGGCAATATCATCCCAGATCCCGTCACGAATCCCTACAACGAACACCCCGCGCTTGAAATCCCAGACGAAATTATAAGGCTCATCAACGCGTCAATGATCGAGACCGCGCTTGGAAGCGGTGATGAACGTCTCAAGTTTCGGGCACAGTGTCGCCTAATCGACGAACGGAAGGGTCGCTTGGACAAATCCAAACTAATGCCCGTTGGCAACGTGACGATCATCAACAACCACTTTGAACAGCTCAAAAAGGAACGCGAACTTAGGAAGGCGAGAAAGGCTGTCACAATCAACGCAACAGTTGTTGAGCCAAAAACAAACCCCGAAACAACACCAGCATGAGTGATGACATCAAGCACGACAAAGATCTAAAAATTGTAGACAAACATCTACAAGAACTAGGAGAATATTTCGACAATGTTCAAATCTTCATCACAACAAAAGATGAAAACGGTGACGGAACAATCAGAATCCATAAAGGATGCGGTGATTGGTTTTCACGTTACGGTGCTGTCAATTATTGGCTTCAAATGGAGAACCAAGAAGCTCGCAATGCTGCTAGCAAACACGATGAGGATTAACAGAAAGCCCGGCCCGCGTGTGGTAACCAGTACGGATTTGGTAACTCCGACCTAGGGGGAGGGTACAGCGCTTTTCAAGGAATTTTGATAAATGGCCACATACAAAGACGGTTTTCACATAGCCTCAGCTGCTGAGATGGAAGAGCTGCTCGCTGAAAGCATGACGAGCGGTGGAAAAACTTCCGAGCAAATCAAGGCAGCTGGGGCTCTTTCTTTGCCTAATGGCGAGGCCTCAACTGACAGTGAGCGGGTCACTTCAAACTCAACTGGCAGCGAGCGTGGAAGTTCAAACCCAGTCGCGACCACACAAACGGAGACCGCCTTCAAATACGAGCCCCTCAAATGCGACAACATCGTCGACTTCCATGAACTGTTCTGGCCCGACGTAAAGCTGCACGACTGGCAGCGTGAGATGTTGTATCAGTTGAGCGGCTTTACAAGCGGGGATGACGAGGGTGACATCGTTGATCCAACCGATGACTCTCCATTACTCTATTCCCTCGTCGCAGCCAACGGTAGCGGTAAGAGCGCCATCATCATCGCACGCTTCGTCCTGTGGTTTATCGCTACGCAGAACAACGCCATCGCAGTTGTCACCAGCGCTACATTCGCTCAGCTGAAAGATCTCACCTTCCGGGCAATTCATCGTGCCGCGCAGGACATCAACGACCTCAGCGAGGTGGATCTATTCGAACTCACCGAGGTTCAAGTAAAGTGTACCAAAACCCGCTCATTCGTAAAGGGCTTTGCAACAGATCAGCCAGGACGCGCTGAAGGTTGGCACCCCGAAAGTGGTGCGAAGATGGCTGTCGTCATCGACGAAGCGAAGACCATCACCGATGAGATGTTTCAAGCGTTCAGCCGTTTCAGCGGATTCTCCCACTGGATCGAAGTTTCGTCGCCGGGACCAATGAGCGGTCACTTCTATGAGCGCACATCGAGCGCAACGAGGTTTGCGGGAGCGGGGAGAGTGTCGGATATTCTAACCCTAAACGAAATCTACCACCGTCGCGTAACAGCCTTCGAGAACCCGCACATCAAACAAGCTCACATCGACCAACTCAAGCTGCTGTGCGGCGGTGAAACCGGTGCGCTGTACCGATCATCCATTCTGGCTGAGTTCACATCGCTTGAGGATAGTGCAGTCATACGACAGGAAATAACTCGTTATAGTCCCCCGCAATGGAACGACTACGGCCTTGAGAGAAAAGCCGGGCTGGACATCTCACTTGGCGGTGACGAGACCGTTTTATCGGTATGGCATGGCAACAAGAGAATAGCACAGGATGTGTGGCGCTTAACTGATAGCAAACATCTCGTAAGGACCCTCATCAAAGCCTTCATCAAGCACGGCCTAAAATCGGAGAACATCAACGCTGATGGTGGCGGGCTTGGAAAAGTAGTCGTACAGATGATTCGCGCTGAGGGCTGGGAGATCAACTCCATCAACAATGAGAGCGCGGCTCTTTACAAGAAGGAATTCCTCAACCGGGGAATGGAAATGTACTGGAAAGTGATGAGGCTCATAGAGGAGCAGATTTTGATACTCCCATTAGACGATACGATCTGCATGACCCAGCTGACAACTCGCAAGTACGAGATCGTCAACGGTAAGCAGCGCCTAGAGTCCAAGTCGAAGCTCACAAAATCCCCCGATCGCTCAGACGCAATGGTCCTTGCGTTCGCAACGGTCGACTTGGCAGAAATCCTGCTAACTCATAAGGCTCTAAAAGACAGCACCAAGCCGAAGTTCACGCAAATCGCTGAGGTAACGTGCCCAACGCTTGAGCAATACGAGGCTTACATCGAGGCGAAAAGAGCAAAAGCGTTAGAGGGAGGAGCGGGTAATGGCCTAGTTCAACATCTCCCAGTTGGAAGAGTCACTTACTCCGCTAGAACTTCTGGAATGGCTGGGTCTCGCTTATCAACTTTCATCAAATCCCGGAAAGGTTCCGGCAATATACCAAGAATCGGTCGCTAACACTCAACTTACAAACAACATGCAAGGCTTCAAACCAAAAGATCGCAACGTCTTCTCAACTTTCGGTCCGAAAACCTCCAAGAGCCAAGAGGCTCAGAAGAATATGGAGCGCTCGTTGGGGTTAGGGGAGGATGATGGCTCAACTGACAGTGACATGGGCAGTGGGTCGAAGTGGGCCTCCATGGTATCAGACCTTTCAACCGAGGAAAAGCGCCAACTCTGCGACTATCTCAACGATCAGCTTGGTTCACACGGTGAGGAAGGTAGCGAGGAAGATATGGAGAAGGACGCTGAGTTGGGAGTTGACGAGGAGGCCAACGCCGCTGATGTTGCCATTGGCAATATGGACGACGATGAGTACCACGATCACTCGGTCTAAACAATAAACCACGAACCCCCTCGATGATCTCAGTACCGCCACCCAGCGATGCAGACCAGAAGGCTGCCTCACAAGAGCTGCCAGGGTTTCTCAACCCTCAACAGTTTGAGGCTTTCTTCAGTAATCTGCACAGCAACTTCACGTCGATCGTAATCCCGGTCATCGAAGCGAACAGGGATGCGCGCGATATGATCGTCGATGTCGCATCGTTGCAGAACAACGGTGTTTTGCTCCCTCATCAGACATACATCCCTCAGCGAATCATCGACATCAACATCTCGCGAGAGTTGCCGGATCACATTAGTTACCTCACCCAATCGAGACGAATCGCCATCTTTGAGGCTCTCAACAAGCAAGCCGTCGTCTCAACGAACACCATCGAGATGGAGTTCAAGCGGGTGATGACATATGATGACTGGATCACGTCGTATGAGCGCTGGGCTGATTGCACAAAGCTGCACGGCTATGGTTTCGTCGATGTGAGCTACGACCCTGAAATGCCCGGTGCGGTGGGGGTCGAGTTTATTACGGCGGGGAATCTGTTATTCGACCCACGCGTAAAATGCATCCAGCAATCCCCAATGATTGCGAGGCGTTATGAAATAACGAGTGTGGATTTGGCGGTGTTCGCGAAGGACTACGAGTTCGACCCAGCTGTCGTCGACGAAATCCAGCGCAAGCTCACCGAACAGGAGAAATCCCCGACGAATGAAATGGCTGAGTCGGCGTGCATCTACAGCGTGTTCTTCAAGAACATCGCAGATGGCTACGTCTATCGCGCTTGGTGGAGCTGGGATACGAAGAAGTTCCTAAAACAAGCAGAACCATTTTGGAACGGCATTGAGAAGCAGGTGGAAGTTCCGGTGGTGCCGCAGGTAGAGCTTAATAACCCGCAAATTGCTCCGCCCACCTCGCAACCACAGTGGGAAAAAGTCTACGAAACTGAGTATCCGTTCTTCCTGTACCGCAACAGAGTCACTGAAGAGGAGCCTATCATCCGCACAATGGGCCGCGGGGTGATGGATTACTACACTCAGGAAGCTGCTAGCGCATTGTGGAGCGCTCTTGTTAATGGGACAACTGAGGCTTCCAACGTGATGTGGAGCCCCAAAAATCCCAACCAAGAATCCCCAACGGCACCGAAACAGCTGGAACTCATCATAAAGCACGGTGCGATATGGAACTCTCCGATGGAAGCCTTCACGGCTCCATATCCTCCGGCGAACTTGCCTCAGGTTCTTGACGCGTTAAGGACACAGAACGCCGAGGACACAAACCAGGTAAGCTTCGCAACGAACAATCGTCGTGACACACGCAAGACTGCAACCGAGATCGAAGCTGCTCAACAGCAAGACACTCAAATGAGCAGCGTCTCGCAGACGAATTGGGCAACAGCGATCGGTGGTGTGCTCAACAAAGCGTGGGGGATTATCAAGGCTCAGGCGCTTAAGGGCACAATAAGCTTTTGTCCATTAGGAGATGGCTCGCAAGGAAACGATATCGCACTTATCTCCCAACCCTACAAAATCATACCGGCGGGGACTGTCGACTACGTTGAGCGCATGGAGATGATTCAGTCGATGCAGACTGATTGGCCGATCGTTGGGCCGACTCCTTGTGGGCAAGTGTTCCTTGAAGAGTATCTGAGGGTGAAATATCCCCTTATTGCCGACAAGCTCATCAGACCGCTTGAACAACAGCAACAGCAAGCTGCGCAAGTTCTACAAGCTGTTATCCCCCTCCTTCAACAGGCCGTAACCGATGAGAACGGCAACCTGAAACCTGAGTGGAAATCTCACGCAGCTGAACTCGCGTCGCTTGGAATCAAGCCCGGCGATGCTGGACAACTTCAATCTCAACCACAAACGCAAAATGCACAACCTCAAGCAAACACCGCTAATCCCGTCAATGGTCAGTAAGGCTAGGACTACAGCTGTTCCTGTTGACGTTAAAGAAGCTAAACAGCACGCTGCCTACGCAGCTACTGTCGACAACGCTCAATGGCTCAGCCATCCTCTCACAAGACGGTTAATAACCGCGCTCAACGAGCAGCGAGAGGAATCAATGAAAGCAGCTTCTTCGCTGGCTACGGCCAACACTGACCTAGCGAATCTTCAAATGCGTGACCATTTGCTCAAAGTGAAAACACTTGAGAACGTAATCGAAACCATAAACTCCAACAAGTAACAAGAAATGCCATTAGTAATCGGAAGTCAATCAGGTCCCGGTGCGGGTTCGTCAACACCCTCAGCACCAGTAACGTCAACACCCTCAACTGTCAGTTCCCAGGCTCCAGCGAGACAGGCAACTGTAACCTCTCCAGCTGCGGCACCAAAAGCACAGGCTCAGGTGACTCCAACAGCGCGTCCATCTCGCGCTCAGCCCGCTCAGCCTCGTCAGGCCCGGTCAGCTCAGAGTGATCCCAACGGAACATTCGGCGTTAAGGACATCGACGAGGGTTCTGGAAATGAGACACCGCGAAATCGTCCAATGGATTTCGAAGAGTTTGATGCTCAGCTGATGGACAGCGCCTCAAAGGAAAAAGAAGCGCTCAAGAAAGGCAAGGACTCAACTGACAATGACGTTCAGGATGGCGCTGAGGGAGAATCTTCCAATGAGAGCACGACAGAAAAGCCTAACGATGAGGTTTCGTTCGACACCGAGGGGGTTGATGAAACAACGGACTCAACTGACAGTGACGGTGAGACCTCAGGCGAAGAGGCTCAACCAACTAACGGCAAGCGCGACTACACCAAATACGACAAAGAAGTCGCTGACGTTCTGAAGAAGCTGCCCAACAGCTTGTACGCAAAGTATGCTGACAAGTTGCAACAGTGGAAGAAAGATTCAGAAAGAGCGGCTGAGTTGGATGTTAAGCTGGAGACCCTCTCTAAGGAGAAGCCCCGCTTCCTCGCTGAACACCCCGACAGCTTCCGCATCTCAAAGGAATATCGCGCAGCTGTCTCATCCTACACAACTGCGCAGGAAGTTCGAGGCGGCTGGGAATCTCAACTGGCAAGGATCGAGCAAGGTCTCGACTGGGTTGAGTTCAAAGGGTTCGATGAGCAAGGACAGCCGATGCTCATCAACCACCCAGCTCCCGAAAACGGACAGGTGGATTTTAATGCCAAAATGTTGGCGCAAAGGGAACTTCAAAAGGCCTACTCTCAAGAGACACGTTTCGATGAGGCGCGTAAGGACATCGCTCGGAACTATCGCCAGTTCCAGCAAGAGTCCACCAACCAAGTGAAGGACATGATCGGTAAGCTGTTTAAAGGACAAGACCCCGCGAAACTCACCGGTGACGATGCGAAATACTTCAAGGCCGTCAACGATATGTTGCCGGGGGTTTATGCGGATAATCCGTTGGCACCGGCGCTGGGATTGGCGTTTGTGAATCATCGCAGGTTGGCGGTGACGGCACAAAAGCTCGCCGCTGAGAATAAAGCCCTCAAAGCGGGTAAATCCCCAGCTGCGAAGACGGCCCCCGCTGTTGGGCCGCGTGGCACTTCTGGCGGCGGTGGAAACACCGGTAAAGCCAACGATCTCGTAGACCTCAACGAACTGTACAAGTACGAAGACTAAAACATATGTACACCATAACTAGACAACAAAAGACAAAACACTTCATCATAACAGACGGTGATGGAAATGTAAGCTTTAGTGATCCTAACAAAACAGACAAGTTTGTTTACATCGCCGAAGCTTTAGGAAACGATAAAATCAGAGATCTTAACAACACCTGCCGGTGGGAAAGTAGACAGTACAAAGACTCCGAAGATTCCGAAGAGCTTATGACCAAGATCAAAAGCGATATGGTCGAGTGTTTCGACAAACACTTCTCAAAAGAGCTGGCACGCTAGCTGCTAAAAGCACATCAATCCGCTGGCAAACTGCTAGCGCCGCGAGCCCCATCAATGATGGGATTCGGGTCGAGGAAACTCAATCTGGATCCTTTTGTTGATGGGGTTTTTCTCTATCGGGATCTAGAGCTTAACAAACTCTAAGGAATCACTAATCATGCCTATCGCATGGAATCTACCCACGACAACAGGTTCGTGGTCCGTTCAAGACATTGAACGGTTCAATCGCCTTCCTTTCTGGATGGCTCAGCAGCAGACAGCGCAGATCCCCTATTGGTCTCGCTGGAAAGACCTGTTCGGTAAGATCAAGTGGAAGTCGAATCTCGGCGATACACTCGTTGGCGTTGTCAGCGAATACTCCGCGATCAACTCCCAGGTTCATAAACCGAACTACATCACATCGACACCGCTCAAGACCGTTGCGTCTAACTTCGAGCGGACAAACGTCGGTCGTATCTATCGTCACAAGTTCGAATCCCCGCTGTTCAACTGGCTTCCGTCGTTCCGCGACTTCCAGCAGAATCAGCTGAGCTTCGCTGCGAAGGATCTGAACAAGATCATCGCTGTTGGTTACGACAACTTCATCCGCAATCAGCTGTTCCAGCTGTCTCCCGCTGTGTATGTCGCTGGGCAATCCAGTCCGTACACAACTGGTGTTCCTGTTGGACCTCCGGGTGAAGGCGTTCTGACCGATCCCAAGGATGCAAACTTCCTTGCGACGATGGCGTCGAACGTCGGACCCGATGGTTACCTCGACTTCAAGACAATCGTTGCGATTCGCTCGATTGCTCGTAACGTCGCTGGTATCACTCCGTGGGACGGTGCTCCTGATGCTCCGGGAGACAATGAGATCCTCAAGGGACGCTGGATCTTGATGGGTGAAGGCTCCATTTATGAAGCTCTCAGCTTCGATGAGCACATCCTCAACACACGTCCGTTGGCGATGGATCTTCAGCACAAGGAATGGTCCGGTATCATCTCCGGAAACATCCTGTTCCGTGAAGAGCGCTATCCGATGCGTATCGCCGCTGATGGCTCGTTCCCTGCTCCCGAAATCGAGCAGGAACTTCCCGTCAACAGCACGATCACCAGCGGATCGTCCACTGTCACGAATCCCGGCGGAGCTTCTCGGCGCGTCCAAGTCATTCCGAATCCAGCGTATGTCAATGCTCCGATCGGTGTTGCTTGGTTCCTCGGACATCAGCCCGGCGAATCCATTGATGTCGGTCCTCCGCCGTCTGAGTTCGCGTCTGGTAAGATGTCTGCGAGCCGTGTCAGCAAGCTCAACTGGAACGGCGAAGTTCGCCTGACAGATGATGTGCTGGTGCAGTACGGTGGATCGTCTGGCTTGGACATCAACACACTGGACACGAACAAGTACGGTGAGTTCTTGCAGCTCATCTCTGATACGGTCCTCGGATACATTCCGAAGACTTCCCGGAATGCGATTCCGATCTTCTATCGGCGCAACAACACACCGTCTCTCACAGCGACGACCTAATCAAAAACAAGAAGGGAGAATAAGAATATGTCTCAATACGATTCTGGATCTATTACAGCGACAGCTGCCGCCCAAGGCACAGCTCGCGCTTACAACGGCCCAGTTCAGATCAGCCAGATTCTTCTGAGTCTGTCGTCTGTTACTGGTGCCACAACGGTGACCATCACTGGTTACGACAACAACGCCGCTGCGTCTGTGACGACTGCTGCTGGTGCGACATGGGCTGGAACAGTCAGTCCGGGTTACACTGGTCGCGGTCCTGGCACTTCGCGGTTTGTCTCCGACGATTATCAGAGCGCCCGCTTCGGTAATCAGCAGGGACAGTCTGCTCCTAACGGAGCGGGTGTTGTTCAGTACTGGCCTGTGAACACCACAACTGGTGATCTCACACTTACGAGCGCCCCAACAACGAAAACAACCGCCACTATTAGCGCTGACGGTACTGGATCGTTCGCTGAGAACAACAACACGGATAACGCCGGCAATGTGGTTGCCGCTGTCACAGCTGCTCGTCCGCTGTTCACAGTGAACCTCACGGCTGGTCAGTCGTTTCCGTTCACGTTCGAGTCCCCGATCGGTGCAACATATGGTCTCAACCTTGTTGCGTCCGCCTCTGGTGCGACTGCGATCGCTGCGAACTATGCTCTGACCTACGATCCGCTCCCGTAAGGGTCGGTCGGTCGGTTGAACATGAGGGGTTAGTTGCTCTTAGTGATTAACCCTTCTTTTCAGCCTATCTTCCTATGCCACGCACCTATCAATACTATCCCGGCGCTTATAGGCGCTGGCTGGCATCTCAGAATGAGCTTAATGCGCTCATCGCCAGCAGATCTGGAGGCAATCCACCGCTTCCGCAAACAGCTGCACCTGTCATTTCACCCAACGGAGGAACTTTCACCGATGCTCCGTTGGTTACAATCAGCACAACAACGCCAGGGTCGATTGTCTACTACACGCTGAACGGAACGAATCCAGATGGCAACTCAACGCAATACACCGTTCCATTTATTGTAGGCAATACAAGTACGTTGAAGTGTATCGCCGTCGCACCCGGGTTTTCACCGTCGGTGATTGTTAGCGCGGGCTTTGTCATTGGTCAGCCGAAAGTTGGAACGCCGGTATTTACGCCCGGCGCTGGTACTTACACAACGGCGCAAACTGTCGTGATCTCAGCGGTCAACGCTGAAGACATTCGCTATACGACGGACGGAACAACACCGTCCGGAAGTTCTCCATTGTACAACGGTGCGATTACAATCAGTACAACGACACCGTTGCAGGCACGCGGTTATGCGCCGGGTTATCAGGACAGTGACGTTGCGGCCGGGATTTACACCATCGGCACATCGACCGTGATTGATCCGGTGCCATTCCCTGCGAGCGGTACGAACTTCGAATACGAACTTTTCGTGTCCGTTACGTGCGCAACTCCCGGTGCGCTGATTTACTTCACGATGGATGGAAGCACACCGACACAAGCTTCCACACTTTACAGCGCACCAGTTCCAATCACGCTGTCGAAGACTTTCAAGTTCCGTGCGTACAAAGCTGGACTTACGCCGTCTGGCGTCGTTACGGCAACATACAATCTTAACACTGTTACGATGAGTGGTTGGTGGGGTTCGTCTGCGAATTCGTATTTGGCTTCTCCGTACTGGGCTGCGGCATATACACCGTGGTCGCGCACATTGGAGAACATGTGGACAACGCCGTTCGTGATGAACTTCCCGGCGATTCCTTCTGCTGCGGGCGGTTATCGTACTTACATCGTTCCCAATACCGCGCCGCCAATCGAATCCGGGACGCAAGGCATCTTTGCCCTGTCGCCAGCGGACTTTGCTGACATCAACGATGAGAACATTTTCGCTGAATACGATGCGAATGGATGGCCTTGCAGTCAATCTGGTCCCGGCGGTGAAGGTTATCCTTATCGTGTGTACCGGCTGAAGAATGTAATCAACGGTGCGTTTACTCTTTCAATTCAACATCAAAACGAATCCCCTTAATTTCCATGCCTACTGTAATCGGTGCAATTACCCCAACTGATCCTAGCGACACATATCCGGTACTGTCTACACAGTACCTAAAAGGTGGTACGCAAACGTGGTTTGCTGCGACTGGCGACTGGTTGTCCACAGCGATTCTTCCAACAGCGCGTCGCGAGGCTGGAATGATCGTGTCAGCTGCGGATGCACCGACTGTGAAATGGCAGCTCGGCGCGGATCTAACAACGTGGACACAGTTTAATAGCTCTGCGGCGGGGAATCGTGTGACGATTATCCCTGACACCGTTCTTGATCCGACAGGCGGAGTTAATCCGGTAGACCCAACAACGGTTATTCAGGGATACATTGACAACGCATCGGCGGCTTACAACGCAACCGACGGTCCGATGACGTTGGTGTTCCCGGCGGGTTCGATCACGATGGGTGAGTTCATCGCTAAGGGCAATGTCACTTATGTTGGCGGCGGATTGAGTGGCACCGGCGTTACGCACATCAAGAAGCGCTTCGATTACACAACCGGCTCATCGTTCACGACGAATGTCAATCGCGTAATCTTCAAGACGGTGCGAAAGAACGGTGTCAATGTTGACCCAAATGACAAGTGCTTCTCAAGTTGGATCCTTCCAAACTCCGATGATTGGTACGGCAACTCGGACAATATGACCTTTGCCGGCCATTTCATCTTCGACCAGAACAACAAGCTTTGCGGTTTGCATCTTTGCATGTTCCTTGAAGTACGCAACATGCTTGTGTTGCCCGGAGCCTTTGAGGTTTGGCACACACCGAATGCACCGACAGGTAATCGTTGGTGGGCCATTTACCTTTGCGGTCGAGATATTCGTTGGTATTCACCAGTTGTGCGTTACGGCACCGAAGTTTACCAAGATGGTTTTCACTTCGTTAGCGGCAACAACATTAGCGTGCAGGGTGGATACATCGAATGTGGTGACGATGCGTTCGCTATCAGTCAGCAGACGGGTAGTCAATCCACAATCGGTCCCGACGAAGGCGTGACCAATGTCGTTGTCAACGGCACGCTTGTTAACAGCCAACGTGGTCGTGCAATCACTGCGCAAGCCGGTGCGAACTACGCAAACGTTCCGTTCATCTATGGAGGACGCTGCAACAACATCACCTACAGCAACATTACCGGCAAGGCTGCACAATACAACAGCCACGGTATTTCGATTGCGAACTATCGTCGGCCGACAGATCGCGCTGCATCGACCAGCGTCAATGGCGTATTCTCGAACGCGTATCAAATCGTAGCTGCGGGTTCGGGATATGCAAACGGATTCTATCCGAACTTGTCAGTCACTCCTGTGACGGGTACAGGATCTGGAGCTAAGGCGTGTGTCACTATTGCTGGTGGTATTGTAACACGCGTGATGCCGGACCAAGTTACCACCGGTGATTTCATTCGCGGGTCCAATTATGATGCCGATGCGCGGGTCGATTTATCTACAATTCCGCGCGTTACCACAACGACTACAACAGCGGGATTCACAATGCCTGCTGTCAGCAGCAATGTGACTGTGTCTGTTGCGAGTGTCGCTCCGTTCTCAGTTGGTGACGGTGTTTGGATTGCGACTGCTGGCTACTTCACTGTGGCTACCGTTGGTGTGTCTACACTGGATTTGACCAACCTTGGGCATTACCAAAATGCCGCACCGACAACAGTGATTGCCACAACTAAGCAAGTCGCTGAAGCTACACCGGCCAACCTCGTTGCTCCGCTTGTTGCATTGGATAACACGCTTGTTGACAATATCAACATGCAGGCCACGCTTACGATCGGAAGCACAACGCATAATAACATCGAACCGTGGGGATTTGGTTTGCAGGGTGCTCGTAATGTCAATCTGGATTACAATGTCACCATAATTCAGAACACTGGTTCGCCTGTGCATCGCCCATTCTACGTGCGCGGTTGCGACGGCGTTAAGATCCGAATGATTCTGAACACGCAGTTGGTCAATGGTGGACTTGTTACGACCAAGGACAACAACTGTGGTGTGATTGACAATCTTGAGTTCCATGATTGTAACTTCTTGAATCCGACAAATGGCGGATCGGGAATTATCAAGTTGGCGAATGCATCGTCCAATTCTTATGTCGGCAAAATCACGGTACGCAATAGCATTGTGCGCGGGATTAACAACAACTGTTCATTCATCTATATCGACTCGATTGATGGCACAGGTTACGGCACATTGGAATTGATCGACAATCTTGCAATTCCTTCGCCCACAACGACGACTGGCGATTATTTCGTTAAGTTCCCCACAGCTACGGCTGGAATGGTCGGGCTGTTGGTTATGCGAAACAACGATCTGCGTCAGCTTACGCAGAAGATGAATACGTTCGCTGGCTTGCAAACCTGTGTCACGAAATACCTCATCAAGGACAATCCCGGGTTTTCGACGAAACAGTCCAAAGCAGTCACAATCGGTGCGGCCACAACAACGCAGGCCATCACGGTTGACAACTTGACCGGATTGCCGGACCTTACGACACTCGCGTTCGGCGGTGTCTTCTGGCGCTGGGTCACACAGCCGACAAACGTCGTCGGGAATACATGGTTCACCACAACGTCGGTGTCTGCCTTCAATATCAACTTCAGCACTGCGCCCGGAGGTGCTGGCGCGACAGGAATCATTACTATCGACACATCCCAAAAGGGATTGGTGGACTAACATGACTCTACATCCGTGTTACGTTAGGCATAAGCCTCAACGAGTACGTTTTCAACCCCAGAACATTGACATTTACGAACAAATGCCAGACATCGAAAAAATAAAGATCAACCTAATCACTGCTACGGCTGCATGTTTCGCTATAGCTGGCTTGATCTTTGTCGCAGGTGGTTGGTACTTTGGTACGCAACAAATGCAAAGGGATATTACTGACATCAAGCAGTTGTTGATTCAGATGTCCGATCACGACAAGAAGTCCGATGATCGTATTCTAGTCCTTGAGCAACGTCTTGATAACATCGAGAACTATGATCGCGTTCGCACACAACGCGGGATACAACAATGACAACAACGATTGCACTACAGATTCTGGTCCGCGCTGCGATTCAAGTCGCGGCTGGCTATTTCATTGCCAAAGGTTGGGCCAAGGAAGGTTCGATCAACGCTGATGAAATCGCCGGCGCGATTGTGTTTTGCGGCACCGTTGCGTGGAGTCTGTACTCCAAGCAGAAACTTTTGAAACAAACTTCTACCCCTTCACAAGATGCCTGATCCAACATATTCATCGGTAATTCCAATCATTCCTCCGGGACCTGCTGGGCCTGCTGGTCCCGCTGGCGCAGGAGTTGATCCCGGGACAACTGGAACGTTGGCCAAGTACACCGGTACATCGACCATTGGTGCCTCCTTGCTCAAGGAAAGCACCAACGTCATCGAAATGTACAACAGCACGAACCAGCAGACGCTTCGTGTTTATGGTACGCGCACAGATGCAAGCAATTATCGCTTCGCCGGGTTCACAATGACTACGGCCGGCGAGCTTCAACTGCGTGCTGAAGGCCTCGGAACCGGTGCGACAGGGAATACGTTCAACTTGCTGTTGAACGGTACGACAGCATTGTCCGTGTCTGCGGCAAACACTGCAACATTCACGGGCGGAATGCAAATGGGCGCTGCATCGACGTTCCAGTTCGCTGGTAGAACGAGGATTACATCAACCGATGGCACACTCAATTTTACAAACCAAGCGATTAGTGGTTTTACAGGGCTGCAATTTTTCGGAACCCAGGTCCTCACAACCCGTCGCACAGGTTGGACAGCTCCTACTGGCACAGCAACGCGCACGAGTTTTGCTACTGGGTCTGTGACGTTGCCGGCGCTTGCTGAAGCCGTGAAGGCGCTGATCGACGATCTCACAACTCACGGCTTGATCGGAACTTAATATGGAACCAACTACTCCAACAGTAGAACTCTCACTCACACTACACGAATGGCGACTTATCGCTGACTCACTCGACCTCGCAATCAAAGCAGGTGGCGTATCACATGCGCTTCCGTTACTCCCAATCTGGAGTAAGATCGCTGAGTTGCCGGGGTTTCGTCCTGAGCAGAGGCCATCCACAACAGATCCTAAATAAACTGACATGAAAATCGACATCATACTTACCCCCGAACAAGAAAAGATCGCCACTACTGTGTGGCAAGCTGCTGTAGCTGCTAAGTCTACAAAGACTGCTACAGTCGTTGAATACCTTGAGAAGCTCTTTAAGGACGATCTCCAGACTGAGCTTAACACTCGTGTCAACGGTGCTGTTACGTCATGGACTCCCGCTGAGGATCCGGCGGTAGCTGCACGCAAAGAGGCAATCCGAACCAAGCTTTCAACCGTTGACGCAACAAAGCTAACAGCGGTTGAAACATTGCTAAACTCCAAATGAAAAAGCTACTACTCATCATTCCATTCGTCATCGCACTAGGTTGCGCCACATCAGCACGAACCATTACGTTCAAGACCATCGAAGCGCAGTACATTGCCGTGAAGGCTGCGCTCGATAGCTACAACATCTGGGCCGCGAGGCAGGAAGTTGTAGCGCCTGAGAAAGCTGCGAAGCTTCTAGTACTTGATGGCCGCGTGAAAAATGCCGTCGATGTCTACAAGGCACAAGCGAAACTCACCCTTGTTTCGCTAAAGACGAATGACATCCCCACAACTGAACTAAACGCTCTTGCCGCTGCTGTGTTCGGCGCGGTTGGTGCAACTAACGGATTCTGATTATGGACCCAGTAACTATTCAACTTATCGTCAGGGCTTTGATTACCCTTGGACCTGAGGTTGCTCGCGGAGTCAAATCCGTACTAACAAAAACAGACGTAACCGACACGGATATCGAAAATCTGATCACCCGTGTGGAGTCGCTCGACTTTGACGCTAGCCGTAATGCCGCAAGGAAACTTGTTGCTGGAAATGCGGCATAGAAAATGCTAAAAGCTTGGCATCCTCGGACGGCGATTGTGGTGTCGCTGTGTGGTGCATCGTGTTGGAGCGATGATCCGAGGATGCCTTAACTCCAACAGGCTCCAAAGGAGCGAGTGGTTATAAACTGCTCGCTCCTTTTTCTATTTCGATGGATTACTCCCTTAGATACGCTCCGGCAATCGCGAAAGAGGCAGCCCCCGCAAGGGCTGCTCGTGGCATCACGCGCAACAACGTCACCGTTACGCTCACTGGCGCGACTATTACGGCACCGGCAACTATTGGTGGATTTATCGCTGCGACCTACACGACAGCTTCGAGCGGGTTGAACACAGCTTTCACGGTTAAGCTGGGGCAGAATTATGAGATTCTGGATCCCATGGTGTTGTGCGTCAGCTGGATGCTTATTGGTGGGACTGAACGGTTAAGGTATAAACTGACCCCCGTCGATGGAATGGTTCCTTACGAAGCTTACAGCGGACAGGTTATTCAGGGACTGACTGCACGGTTTGAGTTGTGGACTCCCGGCAATGTTGCCATCACGAACCTGACAAACGAAGACTTTGTCGTTGAGCTTGGGACATTCACGGTTAATACAAGCACAAACACGAATTTCACGATAACTCCTTGCGTCACTGCTGTAACGCCTACTGCTGGGTTTGGAGCTTACATGACAAGTTGCGCTTAAATCAAAATGCCCTCTCCTGACCAATATACTTTCGATCCTGGTTTCGACTACACAGCCACGTTTGGTGGGTTTGCGTCGGCCTTGACACAAGGATTACAACTCGCAACGCCTAATTCCCAGCACGGGATCGTGGCGTACATGAACACTCAGCCGTTGACGACTGGTTCACCGACTGGTGAGTATCCTCCGAACTGGTACACGTTCAACCAACGTGGTCTGTGGGTCAAGCCCTCGACGGGTGAGACGTACAGCTACAAAACGGGGGTTGGCTTCACTAATGTTGCGTCGCTGATCCCAGCCAACACCATCACAAACGCGATGGTCAAAGACAGTGTCGTTGGGTTGGAAAAGATCGCTGTTCCTCCGGGAACGACTGCTGGGTTCGTTCCGACTGTCAATGCTGGCGGTAATGCGCTGGCTTACAGCGATCCGGTCAATGGACGCGTTGATGGTTCGATTACCGTTGCGAAACTGGCGGCGGGGTCGAATAACCAGTTCTTGAGGACAATCGGAGGTATCGTACAGTGGGATACGTTCGATGGTACAGACATTAATGCGCTGCTGAGTGTTACGCGATTGGTACCGACGTACATTCAGCCGGGTGGACCAAAGCAAATCATGGCCACCGATCCAACGGCCAACTTCAGCAACTGGTACAATTTCGCGGATCTGATTGATGACAATACCATTCCAGTTGCGAAGCTGTCAGCTGATACGGCTACGAACGGTCAATCCATTCGACGCAATACTTCGAACAACGGCTGGGAATTCTACACCCCCTCTGGAGCTTCACCAGTCGCGACCAAGTGGCAAAGCGCTCTGCTGACTGTCACGAATCAAACAGTAGCGCACACACCTACGATCACAACATTGCCTTTGATTTGGCAAGCTGTTGCAATTTGCACCGATGCTGGCGGTGATGCTGGATATGCGCTTAATCAGTCGATTGATGTTAAGTCGGTTGTCGCTGACATATCATCCGGTAACAGCGAAGAGACTCCGTACATCACAATCGAAGCAGATGCGACAAATTTTAAAGTCATTCTAACCGCAACACCTAACCAGATTTACGTCACCAACGGAACAACATACGCCGCCAAGGCAACCTGGGACCCGGCAAAGTGGCGTATTCAAATTAACGCTTTCGCCTAATGAGCCTTCAATCAATGCAGGTTAAGCTGGGTGAAGCTATCGGCATTCAGCCGACAAGCGACGCCGCCAAGCTTCAGCTGACACGCTACCTCAATACGGCTGGCCGTGAGATTTGGGGTGCTCGTGACATGCCATCGTCCACATTTGAGCAATACTTTCAGCTGCCGGCTGAGATGCTCAACACGTCCACACCGATCGTCAACCTGACGCTACCGTGGTACTGCGCTGGTGTGCGAGCCATTCGCTGGTCTGAAATTGGACGCAAGATCACACTCAAAGATTTACGCCCTCGATATCAAGCTACTCCTTGGAGGCAGCCCTTTTTGACGTGGAGGATTAAGAACATTGTACCCCTATCTAGGGAGCTGTCAATGGAGGGTGTAATTAACTTTGCGCTTGCAACCCCTCAGAGCATACCGGTGACTTTCACCGTTACTGGTCCATCGACAACAGCATCCAGTGCGTACGAGCAGGTGACAATCCTAGCTGGCAACAATGCTGCATCGACAAACACTCAGTGGGCTGTTGGCGGGCCTACACGCATTACGAAAAGTGCACCGCTTACGTGCGACGTAGATCTGACAGATGCTGCGGGGGTTGATATCGGCATCATCTCAGCTCGACAAGAGCAGGCGATGAACGTGCTGATCCAGGTCAGCGACGATTACGCTCCGATCAACTACACTGGATTACAGACCGTTGAGGTTTTGTACAAGGTTCCATATCAGGAGCTCGCATTCGATGGTGATGTGTTCATCAGCACCGATTACGAGGATGCCTTGGTGTGGCGTGCGCGTGCAAACTGGGCTGCTTTGCAGAGCAATGAGGTGGTTGTGCAAAGTGCCGCCTTATTCGCAGCTAAATCTGATGAACTGATTGCACAGCTGAGTGCTAATCAGGAATCGGACGTTGAGATGAATATGAATTTCGCTCCGAATCGCTATAATAACCTGCTCGCTTACGCTGCGATGGGTCGTCGCGGGTTCTTGCGCCGTTATGCCAACTTCTGAGATCGACAACGTAAAGATTAATTGGCTCGGCGGGATGAATTCCCAGCCCGATCCAACAAAGATCTCGTTCGAAAACTCCTACTATCTAGGAGTCAACATTCGCACGCGTGCAAATAAGTGCTCGCCGGTGCAAGCCCCGCTCGACATTACGGATGGGTTGCCGCTGGGTGGTAAGATTCAGGGAGTTTACACATTCGACCGCACACTGTTGGCATTTGTCGACGGCGGTGCTTTCTATAAGCTGAGCGAAACGACAGGCTGGGTGCAAGTTAGCGGTTTCGCGATGAGTTCTACGGTCGATGAGATTGACTGTGCCTTAGTTCCAGCGAGTACTGTTAATTTTAAAAGAACGGCTTTGTCTACAACGACACAAACAGACAACGCTGTTGTGCTGACGAATCCGATCAACGCATCCCCACAGGTGCTGATCTGCATGGACGGTGAAACTCAGCCGAGGGTCATCTTTCCTGACAGCACAACTCGACTTGTTCAAACCTACGCACAATGGACGCAGGACAATCCTGAATATGTTCCTATTGCAAGGTTTCCGCTGTATGCGAACGGCATACTCTACTGTGTGGGTAAGGATCTGGCTGGTAATTGGACACAGATCTACCACAGCGTTACTGGACAACCTCTCAATTTCGTCATCCTCGTCAATAAAGCGGGCGATAAGATCAGTGGAAGTGAAGTAGAGGGCGGTGCTCCGGTGTTGAGCTGGCGTGCATCGTTTAGCAGCACAACGGCTGTGTCTATTAGCGGTGCTGCTCCGGGAGCATTCGTGTTGAGCACTCTGAATGCGAGTTGGTTAGTAGTTCCTAATTACAGCGCAACAATCGCGGCTGAACCCACAGCTGACTATACGTACCTTTTTGATGTAGGTGCTGTTGGGAAGAACTCCATCGTTGATGTGCTGGGAGATACCACGATTGTGTGCAGGAGCGGGGTACGTTCCTTTAATGGAATTAGCACACTGAAATGGCAAGGCAAGAATGCCCCGTTTTCGCAGCCGGTTAACAACTTCATCAGCGCTCAGGAGCAGACCGTCACCGCGACGATCAGCTTCGATGACTATGCGTTCTATGCGCTGAGCACGAAGTATGGTGCAGGGGTGTTAGTTTATGATTTCCTTCAACAGGCATTCGTTTCTATAGATATTTACAACGGTGTTGGACTGATTAGGCAGTTCGCAAAAGTGCAGAGCGGGGTTAGTGAAGTTTTGTACTTCTACACGACATCAAACAAGATCTATAAAGCCTTCGCTGGAGGGAATCAACGCCATCAGGTTGTGTTGGCTGATTTAATCCCGGATAGTGTCTATGGCTCTCATCGAGTAACGGAGGTTAATGCTGAGTTCACGACGACTGTCACAGCCGGTTATGCTGAGGCTTTCGTTTACAGTGACCGCAAGTATGCGAACACAGCCGCATGCACATTGTCACCGTCAGATGAGTCGTTTATGACGCCGGGTGATCTACCGTTCAATGAACCCCTCGGCGCGGATCAATGCCAGCTCGCTACGTTCAACTACCAGACAACGAACTCCAATGGATATCGCGCCACTGTTGGTATCGGCTGGGATTGCAACGCTGAGTTGCTGAATGTGCGCGTCGGTACTGTCAATGAGGACAGTTATACGCACGGTTCTGTCTCGCTTGCGACACCGTCACAGATCGTTGAGCTGATTCACGTTGCCAATGATGGAGTGGCTAGCAATGTTCGGTACGACCTGAACGCTGCTATGCAAATCGACGAGCCTGTGTGCGTTATCGGCAGCGGCAACCATGCAAGCTCGCCTGGAGCTAATGCAAACATCGACACAGATATCCGCCCTTACTGGGGTGTATACCATACGGCTGGGAAGTTCGTTGCGGCACCGGGACCTAATGAGCTGCAAACAGTTCACGGTGAACCGTTCTATCAGTACATGCAGCAGGGTCCGAATCACTACAGCGTGCATTCGTTCTGCGATGGTGCGTTGCGAGTGTTCATGATGACGAGCGGTTACAATGCCAGTGGAACACAAGTTGAGCCGTCTAATCTTGATGGACCGACCGTTGAGACATCGACACAGATGCAGTGGTTACGGAGGACGTTGAGTGAAGATGAGCGCAGCTTCAACGTCGTGTGCTTCTACGACACGCTGGGATCCAGTCAGCCGGGTGTCGCTTCGAGGTTTACGACCATTCCGTTCAAGAGCTGGGGAGTTGATGCGATCTTGACTGGAAGCGGTGGGCTTTATGAGAGGTTGGTGTTTAGCGATGGGTTGGTGGTTATTAACAACGGCTGTGGCGGGGTATTTCCATACAATGGACCTTTGGCGGTTAACCCCAATAGCAGGATTAGGGTTACGGGGAAGAATGGCTACGTCAGAATCACAATAAGCGCGCTTAGGCTGACACTTCAATTTGTTGACACAAATGGAACTATCCGCGACACAACCAATCTCTGACATCACCACACCGTTTGGTGATGTTATTGATCCGACGACAGATCGCATGATTAAGGCGATTTGCGTTTTTGCGTTTAGGGATGAAGGCAAGTTAAGTAAAGCTTTCGACGGGGCTTCTCGACAGGAGATCATTTACTCCATCGTGCATCACGTCAAGAACAGGCACATCTCAGTGTTCATCAACAATGACATGACGGTTGGTGGATTCATTCTGTTTACGCCTGATGGGTGTAGAAAGAGACTGCACATCGCTCATATGGTCAGCGATGGCGGTGTATGCAACGGGATTGAAACAGCATGTAAGGTTTGGCTTCGTGAGTTCAAAGGCTGGGATGTTACAGCGATCAGGCATGGACGACTTAAGACTTACAAGTTTGATGACTTTTTCGAAAACGAAACTTTAACTAATAGGAATTAATATGGGTCAATCACCGCAAGGAGCTTCCGAGACTACGGACAGCATGATGAAGGGGTATATCGACAACCTCGACCAATTCATCAACGCAACAACTCGCAACATCATCCCCAGCGAACAGGCTCAGGTGGACGCAGCGCGGGTTATTAACCCCCAGCAACAGCAGAACTCGCTTGATATCGCCCGTCAATTTCTGCCTCAGTTCACCGATGTTGGTCTGCAACAGCAGAACCAAGAGAACATGGGCCGCGCTAAGAATGATACTGCGCTGCTTGAGGGTCCCGGCAAGGATCTCGTAAGAGCCAACCTCGAAGCGCAGAAGATCGCTGATCCGGAGTTCTATAGCACACGCGCTGGAGCAGGCAAGTCGATGGACATGCTGTTCAACTCGCTCGATGATCCGAATGGTGAGTTGAATGGCAGTGAGCGAGCTGAGATCGAACGCTCATTGGCGCGGGATAATTTCGGCCGGGGTATCGAAGCTCCGACATCCACAAGCGCCGTGTCGAACGCCATGAACTTCGGTGCGGCTGGCGATGCTCGTAAGCGTTCCAAGCAGGATGCTATCAACAAGGCTGTTGCGAGTGCGTCGCAAGTGATGCCCGCGATGAAGTCGGGGGTGGATGTGTTGCAGCTTACAACAGGTCGTCCGTCGCAGGTGAATCAAGGTGTTGGACGCTTCGGTGAGAATCAGCAGGTCGGTGGAATGGCCACGAATCTTGGATCTCAGCTGATGAATCAGGTCGGGCAGAACAGCCGACAGACCGCTGACATCAACAGCAAGAAGCGCACTGCGTTTGACAGTGTTCTCGGTGTGATGGATTCAGCTGGAAGTCTAGCGAGCGCAATCTAAGTTTAACCTTTTATCTTCCTTAAGATGCCATACATTCCTAACTATCAGACAAAGCGTGTTGCAAATCCGTACGCTTTGCAAACGCACGAACCTAAACGGGATCACGGACTGTGGGACGTTATCGGTCGAGGCATTCGGGCTACTGTGCCTGAGCGCGCTAACCCGGCGTTCGACAAGACGAAGCCGGTCGACGACAAGAACACACCGTACGTAAAGCCGGGATTCTTCCGGGCGATGCTCGGTGACAAGGGACGTGACTTCAACACGGATGCGATGTTGAATGATCGTGACATCCAGATCGACAAGATGCTGGGGGATGAGGAGGAGGCGAGAGTTAATAAGTTCACGGAGCAGGAGTATAACCGCGATGTGAATTTGAATAATCAGAAAATGATCGGCGATATGTTCAGGGATTGGTGGAACAATAGATCGCGTGAGAAAGCTGCTGATATCGGAGCCGGTGGTCGTGTCAAGGCTGCTGAGATCGGTCGTCGTCCGAGACAGGAAAGCGACGTAATGAGCAAGTGGCGCCAAGCTGACACCAAGTACAAAGAATACTTGTCGCATGGCGGACCCAAGATTGAATCGGAACGTCTAAAGGCTGAGAACTCTGGAGCCGCTTTGAAGGCTCTGCTGAGTCAGCCAGAGAAGCCCGGTTTTTGGGGTGGTGTTGCGGATCATTTCACGAATGGGTTCCACAAGTTCTTCCCATCCGGCTCCAAAATGTCCAACCCCGGCAAAGGTACCAACAGCGCCGGTCGCATTAAGATCAACCCTGTGGATTTGCAGCCGCCGGGTGCTATGGAAAACTCACCTGCTATGCAGAATGGTGAGATTGACTTCGATGATGACACCGACATGCTAGACGACAACGACCTCTAATCCTATGCCTACAGACGCTGAGCTGTTTAAGAAGTACGGAGTCGATCCGTCGAAGTACCGGCTTGATAAAGAGGCCGGTGAGTTCGTGCCGTTGGAGGAAGCGAGTGGTGCGGGCGTTGATACGGATATACACCCCGCTGATGTTGCCGATGAAGGTATCGGTGGCACCATTGCGAGAAGGGCTGCTGGATCATTCATACCGACGATGGCTTCGTTGCCTGTGATGGCGAAGGCGGCTCAGTTCGGTGCTAAAGTTCCAGGCGGACCTTTGATGAAAGGTGCTGGAGCCCTTAGTGCTGGCTTGTTGGCTGGCGGTGTGACTGGCTGGGGTGTTGGCAAAGCTCAACATGCTTTGGCGGAGGGATTAGATCCGGACCTTACTGCTGGATGGAACCAACAGGAGAAGATCAATGCTGAGGCGAATCCGAAGTCCGACATCGTTGGCGGAATCGCGCCGATGCTTGTCAGCAACAAGGCGAATGGGCTGAAGAACGCGGCGGAGTTCGCGAAGGCTTTCTTCAATCCAGTTGACATGGACCCCAGCATGGCTGCCAAGGGGGCCCAAGTTGCGCTGAACAGCGGGCTTGGTGCTGTACAGGAAGCGGTTCATGAGTTCGATACAAGCAAGCCGTTGTTTGGATTGAAGCCCGGAAACATCATGACGGCCGCTGCCGGAAATGCAATGTTCGGTGACTTCCGGAAACCGATGGCTAAGCTGTTGACGAAGGCCGGCATCCCGATGCACGGCGACACGCCTTCGATTCCTGAGCAGATGCGCAAAACCCCCGACAAGCCGGGAGTTGGTGTCAAGGCTGCGGCTACGGTGCCTGAAAGCGGGGCTACAATCGACCAGCAATTCAAGGATGCTATTGATCCTCGCACGTCTAGGATGGCTGTCTTTGTGCCGAAGGAGACTCCTTATAAGGGACGGATTCCTGAGGGGTTGGTACCCATACAACGCCCTGATGGTGTGATGTACGTCAATGAGCAGAAGGGCGGCAGTGTGCAGAAAGCTGCCACGGCGCCTGAAGCACCGATGACTGAGCTTGGTGGATCTAAGGACACCAAGGGTCCAAATGATGATGTGGTAGTGGTGGCGAACAAAGATGGGAATGAGGTCCTAGCACAAACTGCCAACTCCAAAGTTCCGGGTGAGGTTGAAGCTGCTGCTGAAGCCGCTGCCAAGGCGAGCCCTGATGCTGAGGTCACAGTCAAAGACCCCGCTGAGGTTATCGCTGAGCGGGTGCAGAAGAATAACGCAGCTTCGAGGAGAGCTGGCGTTGAGGAAGGCTTGCATCTCGAACAGACACAACCTGAGCCTGAACCTGCTGTTGGCCAGTATCCTCCTGAAGGAATGGGAACTGGTGAGATTCCCACACCTGCTGAGGTTGTGCGTAGAGCTAGCGTAAAAGAATCCGTTGATGCTGCTGCGAAGAGGAAGGCTGACGCTGCTCGATGGAGGGCTTATCTTGAAGAGGACGGCTGGGACACAACCGGAATGGATGAGGACCAGCTTGCCAATCACGATACTCCTGACCAGACAAGAAGGAAGTGGCAGGCTGATAAGCAGGAACCCGCTCCTAAGCCCAAAATCTCCCAAGCTTGGTACGATCTCTGGAAGAAGCTGGGATTCGACAAGTACGGCGTTACAACGGACAGTGAAGGAAAGATCACCACCGATACAGGAGCTCCTGCACGCGGTGAGTATGATCCGATGAATCGCGCCGTTGGTGTTGACACAAAGCGTGCAACCGCTGACACACAGCCGCACGAAATCTTCCATGCGTTCATTCAGGACACGCTTACGCATGGAACTGAAGGTGAGAAGGCTTTCATCAGGAAAGCTATCGAAGCGCATGAGGGTTTGAAGAACTCCAAAGGCGAGGCCATTGATGCTGAGGAAGCGCTAACACAGGCGACTGGTGAGCACCTTGTTGGAAGAAGGGACAAGAAGAACGACAGGCTGTTGAGTGACATGGTGGCGTTCTTGCGTTATAAGATGGGACGCGCCACGCGAGCGGATATGCAACGGTTGGCGAGCGGTGCTATTGCTCGTGGACGTGGGTTTGCGAAGGAGGCTCTTGGTGTGGATGCGAACGCCACAACAACTGGAGGCGTCAAGAACCAACCCGACACGAAGGACGATCGCGTATTCGTTACGGACTTCGAGAAGGAGCTGAATGCCAATCCGGCGCGTCCTTTCAAGATTCAGGTTGCCAAGGATGGGCGAGTGAGCGCTAATGATGTAAGGGCTGCACTCGCTAAGGCCCATCCTGTTGAGCAGGAATTGTTAAAGCAAGCGGGGATTGAGGACTATTTGAAGCAGACCGTAAGGCCTACACCTGCTGAACTGGCGGCGTGGATCAAGGAGAATGGCCCGCGAGTTGAGACGTTGAGTTATGGGCAGAAGGGGAAGGTGAGTAAGGAGAGGATGGAGTTGGATCGGCTGACGCATGAGTGGTGGGATAACTTGTCGAATGAAGATAAGTACGAAGTTCAGCGATATAAACTTGGAGAAAGGCTTTCTTTGCCTGAAGCATTCTGCGAGAATGCTGACAAGTTCATACGTCTACAAAGAAAAGTCAGGGAGGAGCCTGCCGACAACTCCCCTCGCGCCACCCACTTCTACAACCAAGTGTCTCCCAAAGACACGAAGAAGTTCCCTGTGCAGAGGGTGGATGTGGTGTTGCCACGCAGCAAAAAACTAAAGATCTCAAAAGACGATGCGTATAAGCGCATCCAAGAACGAGAAGGGTTTGATGATGAGGAGATGGCAGATTACATTGAAAATGCTAACGGCGGCGCTGGCCTATCAAAACCTAATCGCGACCTTTGGTCCCCCGACGGTCTCCACGAAAACGTCCCCAACACCCTAGGCTGGGCTGCAATCCAGTATGAAACCTTGCCGAGCGGTGAGAAGGTGGCGCATATATATGAGGTGCAAAGTAGGTGGGGGCAAGAGTTAAGGAAGGCCCAACAGGAGGTAAAGATCCACGGTGATTCTGATATTGCTGGACGCTCAGCTCAGAAGTACGCCAACGAAAAAGGACATCCGTTGTTGAAAGACTACAACCGCCTAATCCTAAAAGCCGCCATCGACGAAGCTCGCAAGAACGGAGCGACGAAGATTGCGATTTCGGATGCTGAGACGGCGATGATGAGTGAGATGCATGATCAGAGTGCTCAATCGTACCTTGAGCCTACTGAAAACAATATCAAACGCATGATCGCTGCGTTTGAAAGCCCTCGTGATATCGAAAAACTTAAACGCGGTGAGCGCATCAATCTTGGTCAATCGACGCCAACAATAGAAAAATGGAAAGCTGAGGGGTTTGATATTACACATGCTCCAGAACAGGAAGGTGGAATGCGTTTCAACTACGACCCGGATTACACAGATCCGCGTACAGGGAAACGTGTTGGAGGTAACTTGCATAATGTCGCCGAAGAGTTGACAGGCAGCAAAGGTGAGCATGTTAATTTTGGGGAGCATAAGAATGCTGTCAAACAAAAAACACTTATTGCAGATTATGTACCTGATAGCGAACTTGGAGATTATCAAACAGGTTATGATATTGAGCCATACTTATATAGCTCAGGCATTCGCGTTAACAGAGTATATGAACGCGCTGGAACTCCTCGTGACAACCTCATCTTCCGCAACCCCGACGGCACACCAAAGACCGACGTAACTGCGAGGATGTATGATATCAGTAACCCCGCACAACGCCGTGCTACTGGCGAACCCTATGGCTTGGTAAACAAGCGCTATCAAGCGGAGGATGGCGCCGGTGACACTGAGTACAAAACCCCCTCAAAAGCAAAGACACCTATTCTTTCCAGTAATCTGGACCTTCTAGGCAGATCGAAAGATCCGGCTAAGAGGTCTATAAGGAATGCCCTCGCTAACGCATGGCATGAGCGTGCTGAAAACCAAGGACGCTATGAGAACATGGTGATGCCGTTGGTTGACAAGCTCAGCAAGGACTCCCAGAAGCGAGTGCTGGATCACTGGATTGAGACGCAGATGTCTGAAGTGGACAGACCGATTGACGGCGGCAGCGAGAAAGAACAGGCCGCTCTGGATGCTATTAGGGAAATGTACCGGCAGGTTCGTGAGGATCAGAACGCGCAGGGAATGCTGGTCAGGGATCGTGAAGGCAACGAACGTGAAGGACGTTTCGATCCTACCGGCATGCCTCACCTGATCGACCCCGACGTTCACAGCCGGTTGAAGAACGAACAAGGATCTGAATGGTGGCACTCCATCATCGACCCTTACAGGGAGTCGCTAATCAACCAGCTTAGGGAAAAGCACCAAACCGGCCGCAAGAACCCAATCTCTGATGCTGAGATTGAATCCATAGCCGATGCGAAGATCCGAAACATCACTGGTGCTGAGCCGATGCGCGGTGGAACGGCTGAATGGAAGGCTCACTCTAAGCCTCTACGGTTGGCTGAGAGCACAAAGCTGACGCCGGAAATGATCGACACCAACCTGCCACGATTGCTTGAGAAGTATATCGGTCAGGTCAGCAAGGACCTCGCGTTTCACAAGTTCGTTGAGAGCAAGCCTGAGATCGCTAAGCTGATCGGTGAAGTTGAGGATGCGAACCCTCGCGACGTGCTGGCGGGGAACAGTGATGTCGCTGGGGCGCTGAGTGATTATCGCGGTGATAACATAAAAGCAAAGGGCAAAATCGAGAAAGCTCTGGGAAGTGTGTCGGACTTGGCTGTTGCGTTGTTGACGGCTAACCCAGTGACACGAGGGGCGGACTTTATTACGACGGCTTTTAGAGGACCCGCCGCTGCTGAGAATCCTTTTCAGATTCCTCAGGTTCTGTTTGGGATGCTGAAGAATGTTGCGTCTGGGAAAGCTGGCAGAGATGCTCGCGAGACTGGGCTCATTCGCAACATGGCCAACTATATGGATAACCTGATCGGGAACACAGAAAAGATCAGGAGTGGTACAAGAAAGTGGGCTTCGTGGGGATCTAAAGCTAGCGGCAGCGAGGCTATCGAACGAGGGACGCGCACAATGGCGCAGGCCTATGGCGATGTTCTAGCACGCATCTATGTTGAGAGCGCGAAGAACGGTGACAAGACAGCCATTCATCACCTTGAGCAGATTGCTCCTGATGGAGAGTGGGCCCAGCTTGCGGAGACAGCTCAAGGAATAGCACGCCTTGCAACCCGGATCGCTAAGGAGTTCCAAGGAGTGTACAACAACTCCAACCTTTCGCCTCACATGACCGACGGACCAGCGGCGCCGATGTTGAGGATGAGCAAGTGGTCTGTTGAGCAGGCCAATAACTTCCGCAAGTATCAGCTTGATCCGCTGTTGAAGCACGGTGATGCGATGCCGTTGGCGATGTACCTTGCTGTGATGGCTGGCGGTAGTGCTGCTGTGCAGGAGTTCCGTGAATGGGCTTCTGGAAGGAAGAGCTACACCCCTACGTGGGCCGAGTTGGGGGAAGGAAAGGATGGAGGAAGGGTTACTTCTAATGCAATCGCTAAGGTTACGAAAGCGTTCGAGAGTGTTGGTGTTGCGGGTGCTTATATGAACCTCGCGAACATGGCCGCGCAAGCGATGGCCGGTCAGCAGTCGCAGGAAATTGTGTCACCGATGGTGCAGGCTGGGACGGACATGACACGTCACGCTGTACAAGGTGCGAAAGCTATCTTTGAGGGACAAGATCCCGCATTGGTAATTCCCGCGATGATTGACAAAATGGCTCAGAGCCAGATCAGTATGTTCCGCATCGCTAGGAATTGGGCCCTAAATAGCAGAGCTAAGTCTATCAGAGAGAATGCTCGTGACTTCAGCAACTTCAAGCTGCTGCAGGGCGATGAGAAGAAGCCGTTCCTTCCTATTGTGAGCTATGACAAGATGGATGAGAAGGAGTTTGACAAGGCTGATCTAAGTGAGGCTGGCGGGGCTTTGCGCAATAGCGTTAGGAGGCAGGCCTTTAACGATCCGTCCAAGTTGCCGAAGAAAATCAAGGACCTTGGTGTCATTGCCAGCACTGGTGAGGGACCTTCTCTGAAGGATGAGGAAAAACTGCTGGAGTACATTGCGTTCATCAAGAAAACGCAGGGTGCTGACAGGGCGAGGCAGGTTTACAGGGATCTGATTCAGCGGGATGCTGAGCGGAAAGCTAAGAGGGAGATGGTTGGTGCGTTGAAGGAATAACCTACAAGTCCGACACAGATAAAGAAAAGCCCCACTGGATGTTGAGTCCGGTGGGGCTTTTCTTTTGGGAGGTGTGGTTGTCCTACATTTCAGCAGGATTAAGGTCTTCGCACAAAGGCTCATGACCAAAATCCTTTTCGTTGTAGTCGATTTCGATTAATCTGATAAAACCACTACAGTGATATACAGTACTACAGTGAGGGCATTTTACAAGATAGCAAAATTCTCCATCAACATGAGTCAATTCACCGCATTTGCAGTGAATATCCATGCAAACATCAGTGCCTTTCCACTGAATCCATCCATTAGGTTCTGGAGGTGATAGCATTTTATCCAGATCAAATGCCTCATCCGTTGTTTTTGGTTTTAGTGTGATGTTCATCTCTTTCCTTTCTTTTCCTTTTTCTTCACTGCCAAAGGCTTATCGCCAAGGATCTCGAACATCTTCCTGACGTGTGGGTCCTTGTCCAATCCGGGCCGGGAGATGCACAGTTCGTCCAGTAGGCGGTGCACGCGGGACCATTGCAGTACAGCCACAGCATGATAGGAGATCAGGTCGAGGATCTCTGGGAGCATCTCTTTCAGCCCAGACTTCTCGAAGATAGGGGTGCTGTACTTACGCATACCCTCACGGAACTTCGGTTCAAGCTGGGCGATGTTATACTTCGCAAGCAGCAGAACTTCTTCGTCGGATGGATCGCGTGGGAATGGGAAGGGCATCGCGGGTTTTGGTTTCGATCTAACCTTATCCCACTCCTTCAGTGTGACAGGCTTCCTGATTTCGATGGTGTTTACCATCTTTCCGATTGTGATTTTATTTCGTTTCATGACTTCAGCATATAACTTCCACTTGTGGTTTGAACCAGTACATTCGCTTTGACAAGGTCAAGCAACACTGATCCTAAATCTTCATAATCGACAAGCTCAACGATGTCGGGGTATAGTTCGTCTTTCGTATAGCCTTCTGGGTTGGTAACACGCACGGCCCTTAAAACAGACTTGATGCGCTTGATGATCTCCCCGCGAGCATCCTTCGCGCCAACATACGCATAGTGCATGTCGGGCTCTATTTCGTCTAGTAGAGCTTTCGCAGTTTCGAAAGCGGGGAGGTCTATCGTCATCGAAGTGGATCAGCTAAAATGGATAGCCATCGCCAGCTTCTTAACGTGCTGATGCTTGGTTGGATAGTAGTATTCGAGGCACGGATTGTTGTTGATGACGGTCGCTTGGCCTTCCTCAAACACTTCACGCATCCATGCTTTCGCACGCGGGGTTATCTCCACTTGGCCATACAGCTTTGATAAAGACCTGATGTGGGGTAGGATGGCTGTGAATGCGGCGGACTGTTCTTCTGTATGGTCGATGAATACTCGGCGGAATCTGTTGCCATCCGCATAGACCATGATGCACCGACGGCTGAAGCCGTTGTCGATGATGGCTTGCTTTGATAGATCAGCGAGCTTGCCAGGTTGAATACCTCCGATGAGATTAACGCATAGGTTGAAAATGCTGTCCTCACCACGGCCAATAGTCACGCGACTGTACGAACGACTGCATGACCAACCGCTGAGAAGGAAGGTCGCCATCTTCTGAGCTTCTTTGTCGAAGATGGACGCGGCTTCGTCGAGGATGAATGTCGGTGAGCAGTGATAGTACGGCTCATCGGGGGATTTATCGGGCTTGAATCTCCTAAAAGGTTTGCATGACTTGGCTGTGAACTCAACGAACGATTCAAACGACGTGCTGTCTGCGCTGATTGGATACAGCAGACGGGTGGCTTTCTTGGTGACGGCTGTTGCGTTCTTACCCGTCAGAGATTCTTCAGTCTGAAGTTCGAAGATATGACGAACACCGTCGGTAATCATACTCTTACCGACACCGGGCGGTGCAACGAACAGCATGTACTGGTTCGGATATGTCGGGCGGTGTTCGCTGTCCAACCAAACACGGCGCTGCAATGCAGCACTAATCATGAAAAGCCATCCGAATGTAACATAACGATCGTTCGTTGGGAAAGGATCTGTGTATGCCTTCCAGTTACGGAAGTGCGGTGATTCGAATAGGCAGTTAGTTGATGGCATATTGTGAGCATCGTGCGACCAAGATTGTTTTGATGGCGGGATCAAAGACTTCCACGACTTTGACACCTTGAACTAGCGGACAGTCATCGACGTTGAAGTTCAGTGAGCCTGGGATTATAATGTGCGTGGGCGCGTAACCGTGCTCAGCCTTGAAGGCCCGGATCTGTAGCTCAATGTCGGTGATGGTTGTCACGCCTTGTATTCTTTCATTCCTAATGGGTTATTTACTAGGTCATATTTCGACCAAACTTTACCGACCTGAAGCTCCGACTTCATCTTGAACTCTACACCGTCACGGCCCTTTAGATCGACAGCCATTAGGGATGTAACGATAGGAGCCGCGTCGGGGATATCGCAGTCGGGAACCTCAACCAATAGACTGTCATGTTTTTGATTTAACAAACTCCACTGGTTGTACTTGCGGGGTTCCTTTTCTCTCATACGACGTAGCTTCAAGACCCCCTCATGCGTAATGCATCCCACTGTGCTTTGAGGAATCCAGCTGACGAGCTCTCGTTTGTAGCCGTCAGTGAAGATCTGCTCGCAGCGCCGGGGGAAGTTAAAGAGGTTCCGTAGTTCACCTTTTACGCGTGCGTGTAAGGCTACTTCTGACTGCCATTCGATGATCTCTGGGAACAGTGAGTCGAACGTGCTAAGGAAGTGCTCAGCTTGGGTCTTGGTAAGGACAAGTGTTCCTTGAGTTTCCTTAAGCATCGCTTCTTGGAAGGTCTTCCAACGCATGCAGTATGACCGCGCATGGGCTGTTTTCTTTCCGCAGAAGTAAGGGCGGTCGTTGTCGCTGTCGCTGGCGGCGATGGTGTCCTTTAGAGTAGACCAGCCGGGCAGGGCCTTTAGTAAGGCGGGTTCTGTGTTGCTTAGGAACTCTCCCATCGCTGTCGGCAGGGTGTCAAACCACTGAGGCTTTGACGGACCAAAGATATGCAGCGCAAGGAAGCTGTGTGGTTTGATGTTGTATTTGAACAGATCGCGATAGCGACCGGGCTGTGTAAGATGCGCTACGATTAGAGCTTCTGCACCGCTTTGGTCGGGCTGAAGGAAGCTGTAACCTTTGCGTGCAGTGAGACAGCCGAGCAATGATTTGGATGGGTTCTGTGCGTTGGCTCCCCACTCGCCGAAGATCTTCCCCGCAGCCAAGCGGAATGACTTCGTGCCCGCAACGCGGAACATCGTAGCGAAGCGAGGTGTGTTGTTGTAGGGGATTAGGCTCATAAATTTGCCGTCCATTGACCATGTACATGTTGTCCATACTTGGCAAACCAATCTCGAACATATCGTTGAGATTCATGCCATTCGACCGCACGACACACGCCATGTTCGGTGCCATTGATTGCCCAGCTTACATGAAACACAAGATCTTCAAGCTCCTTAAGTGTTGGCCTTGCGTGTGTGTCAGTAAGACAAGGTGTGCAGATGTATGAGATTGTTGGATTATCAACTCCGACTGGCTTGAATTCCCAAAGCCCTTCAATGGCAGAACAATGGGAACATTGCATTGTAGACTGTATAATCATATGTCAAAGTTGTCGCTGTCGTGATGGCGATCGTACCAATAATCCTCCTCCGCCTGATCGCGAAGATGATTCTGGTAACGCTTGCGTCTACGCTCGATTACATCCCCATCATCCGGTGGATCAAGTGGTGGTTCGGGAGGTAGTGTGTAACCAGTCATGACTTCCTATCCTCATTGGTGTAGTAGTGCTCAAATCCCAGCATCTTTCTCGACTGAGCCTCAGTGCGATAGAGGATGACAAGTTTGAGCGCCACGTTTTGTGGGTTTTTTAGCAGAAGTTTGTAGAGTGCTTTCATTCCGGTGGCACCTTCACCGCTGTCGGTCTTGTCTACGATGGGATAACAGAGACCTTCGTAGAGCCATGCACCGACCTGTTGTGGTGAGGCGGGATTGAAGCCTTCTATCCCTGTGAGCGTTACTAGAACGCGCTCAAGATCCTTGAGAAGGGCATCGGTTTTGGCGAGCTTGGAGCGTAGTAGAGAAACATCCACTTCAAACCCCGTAAAGCCCGCCGCGAGATACTCGAACGACACGTCGTTGGCCTGGGTGATGGAGGCCATCAAACCAACATCGTTAGAAGCATGTTTTAGTTGGGCGTTGTGGATCTCCCTCAACACTAACACATCGTTCGTGTTGTAGTCTAGGAGTTGTTGGAATTGGTTGCGGTTGTACGGTGTGAACGTACCAGCATCGCCCTTGTGGTTAGGGACGTTCAGCCAGTAACTCATAGTGTGCGCCAGAGATTTCTCAGCCTCTGGAAAGCACCGATGCTGGGCGAGCATTGTGTCGTAGATGCTACTAGAAAATGGTACGCCATGAAAGTGAAACAGAAAGCCCAGATCGAAACTAAGGTTATGACCCACGGTAACATTGCGCTGCATGCAGCGACATAGGGCTGCAAATAGTTTTGGTAGGTCTGTATGGCAGGATTGTCCACGGTGGTCATAGACTGGTACTTGAATGGCCGCTCCGATAGGAGACGCAAACGTAAAGCACTGGACCGTATCAGAAGGCGGGTGGGTTTCAATGTCAAAGTAAAGGAATGAATTGGAGAGTGAGTTAAGAGCTTTGATTACCTCATGTGTTGATAGGTCTCTTAAAACAGTGAACTTATGGGCGGTGCGGCGTTCGCCTTTTAGGAGCTTGGCGATGTCGGCTTTGAACCAGAAACGATAGTTACGCCGGGCTGTAGGTGCGCTGTCCTTTTGTGTGTTCCCCGCATCATCCTCATCGTCGCCGTCGTCATCCTCCCAGCCGTGTTCGTGATCGACAATATCGGTGCAGTCAACTGGGAGGTATGTTGCGACTGTCTCGCAGTAGACATAACCGCGACCGCTGTTGAGGTCGGACCTGTTGCCGGGGCCTACTTTGCGGTTAGCGTCATCGCCTAGGATTAGATTCTTGCGACCGATGTTGAAGTAGGGATCGAGTGTGAAGATACATTCGGCGGGGTCTACGTCGCATGAACGGATGGTGTCCTTGAGGAAGTCACCGGGAGGTCCGCTCAGCAGGCGACCGTTCGTGAAATCGTACCGATTCGGTCGGCTAATTTTCACGACAACGCCGTTGTGTTTGCGGCCGGGTTCTGGATGGATTGTGGTGAGCATTTTGTGCAGGTCCTCAAAAAGGAACCCCCTCGGCAGTAAATTGACAACCAAGGGGGCTCGTGTTTTGGGGACAGCTTAGTGTTAGATGTCGATGGAGTTGGTGATGACGGTCACGCGGCCGATGATTTCGTCGATGCGTGAACGCTGAGAATTCACTGTTGTGACGAGTTCGCTTTCGGTTGGGCGTGTAACTTTCGAGCTATCAGCATTTCCCGGAACAGGTTCCCCGCGATAGCACATGGCCCCTGTCAACCGCTTCTCAAGCTGGTTAATCCGTGAGTCGAGTTCAGTAATCGCGGACGCAAGTGCACAAAAAGCACGTTGTCCCGGAGTGTCGGTTTGTGGTGCAATTTCGGTTGCACAAGTGTCGAACACATGCTTAGGTGCTTGAGCAATTCCAACAGATGCAGTTGTATATGACATAATTTTGTTGCGCGTTTATACCATGCGCGCCCCGGATTTGTTACCTGCTGTTACATCCCACCAGTATCGAATCGGATGTTGTTGATCGGGCTCTGAATGTCTTCGCGCCCGGGCAACTCAACCTGATACATGTCGGTCCAGATGACCTGACCGTTTCCGTCCAGTTTGTTGGGCTGAGCGTAGACGGGTTTTCCCGGCAGATAACCGGCGTCACCTTCCTTGACCTTCTCAGTCAAGCGGGTGGACTTCAGCTTGAGAACGAACTGACCACCAACCAGCTGGGCTGTGATGCCCTGAATCTGGGGAATGGTAGTCAACGCACCGCTGCGAACTTCACCTTCGTCGGGGATTGTGAGTTCCTCGGGGAGCTCGATGCCCAGCTTGGTGAGAGCCTCCTTGCAGTTGGAGAGGTTCTTCAGGCTGTACGTCAGATAGAAGTCGAACGGACGCCCGGCTGTTTGAACCTTGCGACCTTCGGTTTCCACAACGTCGGGGGCCAGGATCTCACACACGAACTTGTCCTGAGGGCAGGCCTTGTTCTTGTTGGGAGTCTGATCGACCTTGTTGATCTGGACGGTATAGGATCCGATAGGAACTTCCGTCATCTTGCTTGCTTCCTGAACGATGTCAGATGTCTTGAGTGTAGTTGACATTTTTGTTTTTTGTTTGTTGTTCTTGTTAAGTGTTACTGATTAGCCCCAGTAACGGAGGGAAAGCTGGTGCACAGCCCGGGACTCGAACCCGGTTCGAACACAAAAGTAGAGCAGCGTTTGGCCGGTTGCTGAATGCTATTCATGTAAGCCCGCCTTGGTACTGTGCTTTGAAAACTGGAGCCACTCGTCGGGATCGAACCGACAACCTACGGTTTACAAAACCGTTGCTCTACCGTTGAGCTAGAGTGGCTATACAGGGCTACTTTAACTTTACGTCCACGAGCCTCAGTAAGTTTCAAGCCGGACGTTGTGACGATAAGCACAAATTGTTTTAAAACCTCGCCGCGCGGAACTGAACCTGTCCGTACTTGCCGTTATTGTAGAACCCGATCAACCCATCGTTCACATCAAGGTATGTGTAGAACACACCGATGGTTTCGAGGCCGAGCGTTCCGACTTGCGCGTTGGTGTTCACAGTTGTGGTGAGCACAACGCCCGGGCCAGACGGCGGACAGATGTAGAAGCGCGCCGGTGTGAACGGGCTGAACGCCGCGCGGAGGTAGAGATAGTGGCCTTCGTACCACCATTCGTATTGCAAGCCGCCAAGCGAGGTGTATTCGACGACGGTGCTGAATGTGTTGTCAGTGTATCCCTTGGCGTAAACGCGGCCATCAGGATAACGAGTGACACACACGGTGTTACCAACAGCGAGCGGTGCCAGCGTCGATGTATAAACGTAGGACTGTGCGTTCGCGTTGGTTGAGGAACAATAACTACCGGCGCCAATAAGGGCCGCGATGAGCAATGACTTGAGTTTCATGTTTGTTTGTTTTCTATTTGAGGTTTACCGATGTTGGAGAAAGTGAAACCCCGCAGCGTGTTCTTGCCCTAAACGACCCTTGGTACTTAAGCCCTGTACCTAATGTTTAGTTTGACACGCTACGGGGCTGAATCATTTAGGAGCAGTTGCTGTGCCAGCCGGGTAGTTATCCTTGTCCGCAATCTTGAGCACAGCAGCAAGGTCATTAGGGATGAGAGCTTTGTCACCGAACCAGTCGGGCGGTGACTTTGCACTGTTGATTCCGTCAGTGTTAGTACGGAACATGTATTGGATCTTACCGGCTGCGTCTTTCGTTGAGGTGTTGGTGTAAAACACCGCCAAGAACTGACGTTCTAGTTTTCCCTCATGTTCTTTACCGAAGGTGTACATGCGGATCTTCGATGTGTTCTTACCTTGTTCGTCAGTGACCTGAACGAGTTCAGGCTGGGCGATGACGATGAAGATCAGCCGAGGGTCTTTCAGCTTGTCATTGAGCAATAAGCGGAGTCGATCGTTGTAGTTGTTGTAGATTTCGTAGCCTTTGTAAGCTGTCTTGCATTCAACGATAAGCTGGTCCATGTACATGTACAAGCTATCGAGCACGACATACCTAATCGGACCGGGGTTTGCTTTCAGTGCGTCGATGCGCTGCTCAACCGCGCCAGCTGATTTGCAATCGTAATAGTACTTGAGCCTGTCAGTTTTGAATGGGAAGTTCTTTCGCTCTGTGTCGATCAGCGCTGTGCAATCCCACGGCATGTTGCGCAATGAGAACGATTTACCCTGACCACTGTCACCGACAATAGCGAAGTTTGGTAGGTTAAACGTGGGTGGTTTCTCTGTGGGAGTTGGAGGGGGTGCGACTGTTGAGCCGGGACCTTTGTAGGTTGATACACCCCCGCCGGCTGCGATGTTGGGGTTAAACGCTGTGACTACTTTTGTTACTTCTGGCATGTTATTCCTTGGTGGTTATTGTTCTTCAATGCTAAGGCTCGATGGGCCATAGGTCTTTCTGACATATAGGGAGTCCATCAAAAGATCGCGTGTGCTTACATCCGTTGCGTGACAGGGAGCTGAGAAGTCACACCGCGCACAGCTGTTGGTGAGCATCCCGTTTTGGGGGATGTAAGATGCGAGTTGCAATGGGATGAGCTTCTCTTCGATGAAGTTCTCAAGGAGCTCAACCATGAGGTCGGCTTTCTGTTGGGTGAAACCAACCGCCGGACCAGTTGTCCACTTGATTCCCTTCTCGCTACCACATTGTGCAATGACAACCTTTGAGATCAGCTTGAATGAGCGAGCGAGGTTGGCGATTGGGGTTTGCAAATATAGATGGCCATACTCAAACAGCAGCCACTTGTAGAACTCGAACTGAATCTCGTAGTCGTACTTCTTAAGCGCGTCTTCGGTGCGATAGTAAAGGGATGTCTTGTAGTCGTACAAGACGACGACATCGTTGACGATACATACGAGATCAGGCCGAGCCCAAAGGCAGATGGTGAAGTCGAACTTCGTACCGGTGTCTATATCCTCACCTGTATACCTGCGCCACGGGATGAACAGTTCCTGCTCTACGAACAGTGAGCCGTCCTTAGTAAGTGCTGGCCGGGGCATCGGTTGACGCGATGACATCAGCGCCATAAGGATAGCCTTCGACTTTGGATTGTTGGGGCACAGCTTCAATGCTTCGTTCATTGCTGTACCTAGATCGCCATTGACATCGGCGACTGAGCAGAACTTGTGAAGCGCTGTACCGAACTGAGGGATGTCAGGTGTTACCTTAAGCTGAAGACCACTGATGGTTTTCAGGTACATGTTGAAGTCGCAGAACGACTGCTTCAACAGTGAAGCGTTGAGCGGTATGACCTTAGACGCAGGGTCGATGTGGTCGACGTGTTCGTGGTGGAGATTCATTGTGGTTTCTTTGCGATGTTGCTTATAGAGACCTTCTTATTCGCCGATGGTAATGGTTTGCCGTTCATGTCCAAGCCCGCAGCTGCCATCTGTTGTCGGATCTTTTCTTGCAGAGCTGACATAGGAGAGCCACTACCGGGAGCAATTACTGTGCCCTTTGGAGTTGTTACCCCGGTGGCCGCAGCGATGGATGACGTTGCGCGTTTCATCAACACGGCCAGTGGTTTTTTAGGGCGCGTGAAAGGGAAGTACTGAGCTAGGTGTTTCTGTAACTCCTCGTCAGTGAGTTCACTAATGGGTTTGGGTAAACCCAGCAGCTGTTCGGGGGAGGCCATCGCTTTGTTAGGCTATAAGGTTAAACTTTCGCAACCCTAATGCGCGTGGCGTTGACGACACCGATGACACCGATGTCGGGGAGCCATGACTTGATCTCTGTTATCTCAGCGGGAGATAGACGGATACCCTCTCGCGTGAACAGAGATTTTGAGGGAGCATCATGACCGACAGCAGCCATGAGGTTGATCCTTAGAGTTTCGAGGTCTCTGTCGTCGGGTAGAAATGGCATTGGTTTTTGTTGATTAGGATTAAGTGAAGAATCAGTAGATCGACATCTATCGGGCGATAGCTCGTTGTAGACCGGCTCGACGTTTTGTGAATATCCGGCATCAGCTCCTCCAGCCCCAGTCGAGCTGTCACTGTCGCCGTCAAGATCCCCCGCGAATCCTTCAAGGTTGACATGTTGTGTTTTCGGTTTAGTGTTGATGTTGTTTGTTGGTGCGTCAGAAATTTCTACATTCGCCAAGAGGTCGAATGGTTTGCGTTTAGTTGGATGAAGTACCGGCATGTCATAGCCGATTGGGTTCTCTATGAGACGGACAGTTGTGCCAGCTTTTACGAAGCGGCATCTTAGTAGGAGCTCGACAACAGGTTCCTTGAAGTGTCTACGATGAGGCTCCCATAAGATCCATGCGCGGGATTGGTTGAGCATGGAGCGCAGCGTGGATGGTGAACACTGGAAACGCAGTGCGTCCCATGACATTCCCATGTTACCGCTGTCGATGTAGCGTTCGATGACGGCAGCTAACTTGTCAGCGTAGACGCGCTTGTAGTAATACTGTCCGGCGTAGGGTTCCGCGGTGCTATCAAAAGCACCGGAACCGAAGGAAGGGTCCCCCTCGAACTCACTGTGGGGTATGTTTGGATCGTTGATTGAGGGCATAGAATTATAGATCTAAGAGTGCTTGCTCTTCTGTGAAGGAGAGAACCTCCACGCGAGATAGGAAGTTGTCGAGTTGTCGCACGTTGCCTTTGGTGTAGGCGGAAGGGGGGATTTTATAGGCGCCAAATGTACCCCAGCCGTTGGTGTTGAAGATGTGCTGGGCTATTGGTGCGATGTCGTCGTGGCGCTCTGATAAGGGATAGGTACGGAGGACGAACTTACTGATGCGATAGTAGAGGTCAGCCCTAAACAAACCGTTGTCCACCATGACTTGCAGATGACGATTGGTGGCGAACACGAACCGACAGTTGATTGAATACTCATCATGGTCACCAACTGGGCGGACCTTGTTGGTCTGAAGGACACGCAATAGTTTGGCTTGCTGGGCGAGAGGCAACTCACCGACTTCGTCGAGGAATGCTGTGCCGCTTTCGGCGGAGCGTAATAGACCCGGCTCATCGGATACGGCACCGGTGAATGAGCCGCGCTTGTGACCGAACACAAGGGATTCGAACAATGTGTCAGTCAGGCCGGAACAGTTGACCGGGACGAACGGCTGTGGTTTATCACCGCTGCTTCGGGGAGCATGAAGGATAGCGGCAACGAGTTCCTTACCGGTGCCGGTCTCGCCCATGATGAGGACTGGTTCGCTGCGATCAGCTAGCATGTTAGCCGATCGGAGCATGGCCTTGGTGGGCTCATGTCGTGTGACGTATGCACTGTTTGCTAGATCACGAGCCTGGCGTTTAGCTGTGCGCAATAACTGGGGGGCGCTTTGTTGGAGTGCTGCGAGGTTAGCGTCGAGGACTGACTTGTCTTTGATTAGGTCTGCGATACTAGGCATAGATTTTGTGGTGGTTAGTTGTTATCACTTTCATCTTCGTCACCCTCTTCAGTTTCGAGGGTGTCGGATTGTTCTACAGGCGACGAGTCTAACTCAACATCGAAGGCTGGCTGGATAGAAGCTTTGGCTTTGCCTGTCAACACCGCATTGACAAGATCTTCTTCGAGGTTGACACCAGTTGCGCTGAAGGCATTGGTGGAAGCCATCTTCTTGGACAGCTTGGGTGCAACATGATCGGCGACAATCGTGTTGCGGAAGAACAGTACGCGTTGATACACGTCGCTGACTGTGCTGATACGATAACACCTGCCGAACGCCTGCACGAACTGTTCGACCCAGTAGGTTATCGTTGAGATCATCGTGCGGGGTTTGATCGACGGGGACTGTTGGTCGAGGTCGATGCCTGTACCACCCGCGCTGAGAGTGAAGATGCAGATGTCAGTTAGCCCGGTCTGGAAACGGTCAACCTCGATCTGCTGCTCGGTCTCACCTTGTGCGTCGAGCTTTGTTTCCTTGAGCCAGCGAACACGGATTGCCTGAGCCTCGGGGGTTTCGGTCTTGCCGTCCTCACCTTCACGCTTCCAGCGATCCTGAAAGTAGCGTGTAGTTTTGCGGAACTTAGCCTTGGTCTTGGCGTCGAGGCAGTCGATACCGTCCTCGCTAGAAGCGATCTTTTGTTGGAGTCGGATGTGCTCCTGGATGGTGAAGCATTCCTCGGGGAGGATGATCTTCTCACCGCCCCAGATGATGGAGATGTTATCCCGACATAAAGGAGCACCTGTAAGGGGATGGTTGCGCTTCATGAGGAAGCCATAGATCTCCTTTACTGTGTCAAGATAACGCACGCCGATGACGGGTGCGCGTCCGATTTTCAACTCCTCGATGGCTTCGTCGGCGTAGATCTCAGCCTTGAGTAACTCTTCGGCTGCGGTGAATACTGTAGTCGCAGCCATGACAGCACCACGCTCGCTTGGGATTTTACCCAAGCGCTCACACTTCTCAAGCCAGCGCTCCTGTGCTGCGAGATAGTTGTTGCGCTGTGCATCGGTTTTGAAGTCAACAACCTTGACGCTGTTGAAGCACTTGATCTTGCGCGGGTCAGCCGGCGGCAGAACGATGGAGTCACCGAAGAAAGCTGACGCACGCTTCATCGCAGATGCGTTGGGCTTCTTGGGGTCAGCATAAGCGATAGCCCATGCAACTTCACGCCAGTTGTTCTTGTTGATGGGGCGACTGTTGTATGGCTTTTGTGATGCGATGGCAAAGGTCGCGAGATCGTTGACAGTCACAGCAGCTGTGGCTGACATGAAGATTACCCTTGTATGGGGACCGATGAGAGCGGTGACCCTTTTACATGTAGCGGTGGTGGGCTTTTTGATGGAGTGGGATTCGTCGACGATGATGAGCGATGGATAAAGAGGAGCCACCGCGTAGGTGAAGCTGTCCATTTCCTCGCCGGTGTTGGGGTCGATAGTCTTGCATGGTTTATACCAGCCTTTGCGTGCGGATGAACGCAACTCGTTGTAAGTTGTGACAATCACACGAACACCGATGTCTTGGACGTGAGCCTTCGCAAAGAATCTTGCAGTCTTTTCTTTGACACGCTTCGGTGTGATGTAGATGATGTTGTTGAACGGCTGAGCGTGCGGATTGAAATAAGACTGCTCTTGATAACGCTTGATGACCATCGCTGCGATGGCAGTCTTACCCGCGCCAGCTTCGAGAGGGAGGAGTGCAGCGTAGCTGTTGGGATGGCGGTAGGTTTGCGGGTCGAACAAACCCAGCTCACGTACGATCTGCGTGTACGCTTTGCGCTGACGTGGGATGCGACGGAACGGTGCGACACCATCCTCTGGGAGGTTGAACGGAAGGAGTTCACCGCCGATGGATTCATCTTTCCATGCGGGGGTTTTGGTTTGCGCGTTGAGGAGAGCTTGCGCCTTGATAGATTCCTCGATGCGTCGCGGAGTATCGTTGACGTACCAGTCTTGGAGTTGCTTGAGGACGAGGTAGCTTACAGGTAGAGCCCTAAAGTTAGGAGGGATGGTGAAGCCAATTTCCTTTTCGACCATATCCCAGTCGTGATACGGTGAGTTCTTATGGCGCTGGACGACTTGTCCAGTCTTGCCGCGAGCTGAGGCCATCGCTGCGAGGACAGCTGGGCTATGCGAGGTGTCGCGGTTCGCGCGGGGCGTACCTAAAGGAGATACGGTAACACGCTGGCCTGCGCTTTTCTGAAGGTCTGCTAAGGAGGGCATGTGGTTTAGGGAAGTGTTGATTGTGAAGGTGTCGGCATATACAAGGGCGTAGAATTCCCAGCTGACTGATCGTTGAGATGGAGTTCGGGTTGCTGATCGTATTGCTCACTGTCAGTTGAGCCGGGATTGTTACCATCCAAGCTGTCAGTTGAGCTGTCCTTGGAGAGGAACTCTTTGCGATGCTTGGTGGTTAGATCAAGCGGCTGTCGTGAGACAGGATCTAAGAGACCGCTGCTCGTTGCGAGGTAGTCCAAATAATCCAATAGCTTAGCGACAGAGTAGTCGTACAGTCTCGCTTGTGCAATGAAGCCATCGCGTACAGTCTTGGCAAACTCAGTAGCACCTACAATTTGTTTGGCCGCTGCGGATGCAATGAACTCACAGATGTCACGCGTGGTTTGTTCCTCGCGTCGAATGACAGATGCACACTTTGACAAGCGAACACGCTCGTTGGATTCGAGCCAGTCTTGGCGTGGCCACAGCGTGTAGATGTTGGGGGAAACCTTTGTGGCTTTGTAGGATTCGGGGATGCGGTCGCTTAAAGGGGGAGGGTTGTTCGCCGAAGCGCCCGTTTTGTAAACCTCGATGTGTGCGATGACTTCGCCCGCGTCGATTGCGTAGATCTCTTCGGCCAGTGATTTGGGGATAACTCGGCAGTAACCTACTGCGAGTGTATTAAGACCCAACCAAACACGATCGTGAAAATAAGTGTCGTCTCCGAATGCTAATGCAAGGAGAGTCTTGATGTTGACTTGAAGGTGGGTGGGAGTTGTGGGTGAATCATTAAGGGGCTCGCTCATAATGTGGAAAGTAAAAGGGCTGGCACAGGAGAGCAACTCCCATGCCAGCCCAGTTGTTTGTAAGGTGGTATTGCTACCAACTTACCACCGCATGTTAGTTCGCCGGCTGTGCAGGAACAGTAGCAGCAGCGGCCTTCTTGGCTTCCTTCGCAGCGCGCATCTTGGCGACGCGAGCAGCGGATTTCTCTTCGGCATCGGCCTGCAACTTGAGCAGGTCGTTCTGCTTCTTGAGGACAGCGACGTAGCGACGAGCGAACTCGTCCTCGCTGATGCCAGCAGCTTCGCGAGCAGCAGCCTTGGCAGCGAGCTCCGCCTCGTCGGGGTAGAGACCCGGGAGGAGAGGCAACAGGATGGATAGTTCCTCGTTGACATCCTTCTGGATGGCTTCGAGGTCGATGGTCTGATGACCAGTCTTGGCGAGTTCCTCGATCAGCTTGTCCCAATCCCAGTCGCCATTGTCTTCGGCAACTTCCTCGTACGAGGTCTTGAACAGCTTGCCGAACAGCGAGTGGAACAAGGTCTTGGCGCCGTCGGTTTTCAGGGTATTGGCTTTGGCAAGCAGACCGTTGAGGAACAGACCGGCGGTGTCATCGCCAGTGAGGTCGATGAACGGGTACTGAATCGCAGGCGTGACCTTTCCGCCCTTACCCTTGCGCTCTTTTTGGGTGGCGAGGATGTAGGCGAACGTGTTGCCGTTGAATTCGAATGTGTTGGAGTTAGTTTCTGTGGACATACTACTGTTTTGTTTTTGTTGTTTACTAGCTAGGGTGTCTTTGTTTTATTGTTCTACCGTACCACTGACACCGTGTGTGGTGGGAGAAAATTGGAAAGCGATCGAGCTTCTTGTGTAAATGGATAGTGTGTAGTTGCTGGTTGTTTTTAGTAGCAAGATGTACACAATATCGCTGGTTTTAGCTACGGAATGCTGACCTACACGACCGTTACACAATGGAAGTAGCTTCTTTTGTACCAGGTTTTTCATTTGGGTGGTATGTTATGTCGCTGATGTGGGGTGGTGTTATCAGTAAAGTCTCTCTTGTCCACAACAGAAGCCAATCCTGATATACCTTGCCTATACCTATACTACAACTAATCTTAAGACTGAAACGACTGGAGTTAAGTCTTGCTTCTACTTTGCTGGACCTGTTCATTAGCTTCCTTTGTGCCAAGTGTGTAGTGTGGTATGGGAGCTAGGCGCTGCATAAAAACTAATCTGATTAGCTTTGAAGCCGCTACAAGCGCAAGCAATTTATAACTGCCTGATGTTCTAAGCTCAGAACCTCTAAGCTTTTCGTTCATTGTCATCTTGCCTATGTCGAAGTGGTACTTCATAATATTTCGGCGGGGTTTGTAGACGTTGTGTGAACTCGTACTGCGTTGCGACTTTGAGGTCTGCGTACGGTCGCCAGCATGCAATCATAGAACTAAAAGAATGTCCCAACTCACTCCTTACTGTTTTCTTTTTGCTCATAAAACTGTAGGGTTTCTTGGATGGCCATTGCGTAGGGGTGGTTATCGGTGGACATAGGAACAGGAACAATTCGAATACTATGATTCAAAACACGCCTCATACTATTAGAGAGCCTCTGCTTTACGCTCAGCTTGTGGAGATTTATTTTCATGGTAGGTTGGTGCGTCACCAAGTGGGTCAACGAATCTGAAGTTGAGTGATGTTAATGTTGGGTGTCTTTGTGTCAACAAATCCATTACAAGTATCCCAAGACTAGAACGCGTGCCGTTTATCTTGACAAAAACATCACTCTTTTTTCGTTTTATTTTCATCATCCCTAACCTCCTTCTGCATCTTCATCAGTTCGTGTGCTAAGATTTTGAGTATGTCAAACTCACGCGTACCTTTCTCGAACTTGTGAGCTGCTCTGTGTGCACAGAGCTCAATCTTTTCGAGGATCGTTATGATGTTGGGAGGGGTGGGCATAATTTAGGCGAAAGGTGTTGCATAATGATGACTCAATGGAGCGGTTTCCATATAAAGGTGAGTCAAATATTTCTGTAAAGTATATTGTTATTGGATGCTCTATGTCTGGGCATTCAAGCAGAGAGCTTCCATTAATAAGAAATATATACCCGTTGAGAATACTTGAGCGCACCCTTTTCACATAACCCCCACAATTTTGAGGTCCCTTCCACCGAAGCGTTCCTTGATGGCAGCTTCAAGTGTGCGACACTCGGGTGATACAGCTTCAACATGCCAGATGCCCGTTGTCTGATTCAACATCTTGAGATAGGGCTGATAGTCGAGACCCTCGAACAGTACGGCCATATCCCAGAGTTCATACTGTGACTTGGTCCACCATTCGTGGGAGTAGTTCGAGTAGGAATCCAGCTTTTTACCTAGGTTTAGCATGCGTTCCACACCGTACTTCCGCACGAACTCAGCCTTAACGTCTGCGCTGAGTGCGTTGTGGAACAGAGACATATCGAGTTGTTCGGCGGGGGTAAGCGCTAAATCGGGCGGAACTTCGATGTTGTTCAAGTGGTAGGCAGCAGTGCCGTCACGGTAGGCGATGGAGGGACCACCGTCGTTGTGCATTTGGTTTTGGTCGTTCACGCTGATAGACGCAGGCCTCTCGATGATGTAGCACATGTCGTCGAGAGGGATCCACCAGTGGAGATACTTGATTTGTGCGTACCATAGCTTGAGCGTCGCTGAGTGTTCGGGCTTGTATACAGAACCTAATTGTTCGCTGGCATGGTAGACAGCGATCCAATAGAAGCGATGATTGCCACCGAATGCGAGGTTGATGTCGATGTCGGGATGCGCTTTGCGGAAAGCGTAGGGGCTAATATAGAATTCTATTCTTGGAGCGGATGCTCCAACGTGAGCGTATAGGGCGTTCACGGTCTCGATAGCTTTTGGCCTATCGAGAGGATCGGTGGAGAGGGCCAAAGACTTGATTTCTTTTTGGTAGTTGTCGAGCCAGAGTTGTTGTTCAGTGGTGAGTTGCATGGTAGGTGTAATTAAGTGTGCAGGGCTGGTTAATAATTAGTTCGTCGATGTGATCGAAAGCTAATGAAAGATCTAGTAGGTCTTCTGTTATATGGGACAAGGTGACTTCTGTTTTCTGTAAGTTTTTGCAAAAAGAATGTAACAGATTGTCATGAGACAGCCTGAGTTTTTTTTTGTCGATGGTTGTCATGGTACTCATAGCTAGGCGTAGATGCAAATGCGAACATGGAAGGAAGTGTATACTCTCGCAACTCTTGGTATTTTTCGTGAGAGTCTGCTAGTATGAAATAGGAGATTGTTTTGTTGTAGTTTTTATCCAGCTTTTTGTGGGTTTTGTAATTGAATGTCACAATACAGATCTCCTTCCTACCAAAGAGAAGCCCCGCCAATGCATTTACATCAGCGGGGCTTCGTTGTTTAGGTGCTACGTGGATATCCCTCAGTCCCGGACCTTCTGCAACCGTGCCGTGAACGGGTCGAACTCCTGCTGGGAGCCGAACTCAAGGCACGTTCCAGCGGGGACTTCGATCTCAACTGCATCGTGACGCTCGGGGTGGAGACATTTCATGACGACAGGAGCGCTATCGTTGACCATGATGAACGTGTTATCGTTGAGGGTGAATGCCTCCATGAAGGAAGGCGCGGGGGCGTTGTCGAGAACGGCAACGTTGTCACCATAGCTATCCTTATATCCACCAACCTCAACAACATGGTGATTGCCAGTTGTTTCGCTGGGAGCTACGATGATGTAGGGTTTGCCGGTGAGGTCTAGTTTAGTAGCCTCGGCAGGAATACTGCCGACGCGAACGGTGATGATGCACTCTCCGTGGAGGATGCACTGACCGGGTGCGAGTTTGATACGTTTCATGATGTTTGTTTTGTTGCTGTGCTGCTTGTGGTTTGATTGCTCCTTATTGGGAGCAGGAAGTGGGCCATCATTTAATACCTAGTTGATGGCGGTTAGGGCTTCTTTCAGCTTTGGGATGGCTTGCCTATACGCCAGTTGCGCATGTTGAATCGTCTCCCATCCGTGCCCATCGTAATCATTTTTCATGAGTAGAATTTCGGCTGCTTCGCTCAGCTTTTCAAGTATCTCAAGAATTGACCATGGTTCGGATTGGCCAAACGCCACCCTCGCCTTCTCCAGCGCGGCCTTGTGGGCGGTGAGTTGTTGCTTCAACCCCGCAATCTCCTCCGCGTTCCATTCCTTGACCTTCCGGCCAAGCGAGATGATGGCGATGTTTTCTTCCAGCTCGCGTTCGAGTTTGTCCGCCCACTTTCCCATCTCGGTGTAAGCGATGGACATTGATCCGTGGCCATTGTACCGCTCGGCAATCTGTCCGCGCACTTCATCCGTCCTTGGTGTTGGCGTCATGTTATTCCTTTGGTGGTTCGGGAAGCGGTTGCCAGTGGGTTGCTCGACCATGTAGCCATGCATTACTCATGCCTGGCCCTTTGTCATTTGCATGGCCAGCTAATGAGATTTCTTCCACCCATTTCTTTTCGGGCCACAATTCCCACCAACCAAGCTGGAGTGGCATGTCAAGCGGCGCAGTCTCAATCGGCTGCCACTTGCGCTTGTCTAGCTCGGACTGTAGCGCGGCGATTTGGCGTTCGTAGCAGTCGTTTCCACGCTCAAACAAATATCTTGCGTGCCCTGGCCTATACCATTCGGTCGAACCGCATCCAAAGTAATTGGATTCAATGTGTTCATCTAACATTTCCGCCCCGCAGTGTGGGCATTTGGTGGGGTTCATTTCGGTTCCTTTCCAGTCACTTTTGCCCATGCGCGTTGAAGTGTTTCGTTGTAATCAGAGTTGTGCTGGTTGTTAGTTGATCCGCATTCAGGACAGCGACAGTCGGCGTAAACCGACAAACAAGGATGGTATGTGTCGATCAGTCCAGTGTAACCGCACGAACGGCAGGTTACTTGTTTCGGTGTTTCGTTCTCGGTGCTCATTTAAGCTTCCTCCCTTTTGGCATTAGTGCCAACGCCATTCCAACCGCTGCGATGCTCATTCCATACGGCGACCGGTAGCTCTTTCCTTGAGACTTGCGCTTCTCCTGCTCAATGGCGCGTTCCTTGACTCGCTTCTCAGCCTCTTCCTTTTGCCATCTCTCCAACGCCTCACGCCCCTCTCGGCGCTCACGCAGGCGGTTGATCCATGCTAGGTTTGTGTTCATTTCTTTCCCTCCTCAATGACTTTGACGAGTGCTTCGGCGCGTTGGCGGGCGGTGGCCCGTCTCAACAATCTGCACATCTCGGCGAACTCTTCGGTTGAGGATCCATCGTCATTAAACATTACAATGAATTTGTCGAATCCGAGCAATCTGAGCAAGTGACCGTCGAACCGTCTGGAAAGTTTGTCGTCCAGCCTTAGTTCAGCCTCATGCACCGCGTTCAGGTCGGCACAGTAGTTTGGTGGTTTAGGATCCACCCACTCTGGAGGCTCCGTGATTGAAGCCCAAGATTCAGCGGCTGCAATTTCTCCTTCGCTCGGCTTCCACCCACACCACTCCGCAATGATGCGGTTGAGTTCGTTGTTTGATCGGGGGTTTGTGTTCATGACAGGATTAGTTTCTATTTGTTGCCTGTTCTTTTTGCTCCTGCTTGTAGAGCTTGTAATCATGCATACCTCGTGTGATTGCTCCGAATAGCAGCAATAAGGCTATTAGTCCTACCGTAATACAAATGCCTACACTAGTAGCATTATATGAATTCCAAAAGATAGCTGCAATTACGGTAGGAAGAATTGGCACGGCAAAGATTAAGAAGATCGTACAGAATACTATTGCTTTTTGTGCTGGTGTCATAGATTAGACAGTATCCAAAGCATAATGAACGCAATGGTGGTTATTGTGTATATAGTAAGGAAAGCAACTGCTGGGCGTTCCTTAACCGCACGCCACAGTTCGATTAGTTCTTCGGCTAAGCTGGGTTTCATACCTTCTCCTTCAACAGTTGTTTGAATTTGTTATACGTCCGCACGCTACGGACTTCGCCGCGTTCGACCCGGTCGCAAAATTCGCGGAGGGCGGATTCGAGGGCGAGGATTCGATTAGCCGCGTCATTACAAAGCACACCGTATGGGATGTTTTGATGGTGGATTGGCGTGTGTTCATACAACGCGCGTCCATCTTTTGGAACCGCGCGTAATAGTTCAAACAGGGGCACGTTTACTGGATTGTCCATACCTTATTCCTCCACAACCTGACCGCAAGGTTGCCATGTTTTGCCTGAGTCGAGGGAGAGTTCACAGTCGTTGATCGCACGATCATAAGGTTTGATTGTGTCACCGACTCGGAATGAATCACTAGAATAGCTCAGCACACGAAAGTTGTAATCGGGATCGAGCTTGAATCGCACCCACGCCTCGCGCGGAAAGGTGTCGCGGGTGAATGGCACGACGCGAGTGCGTGGTTCGGTGGGGAAGTTGTAAGTAAGATTATCCCAATCCCAATGAGGTTTAGTGATTAATGCCCAGGACATGCCATTAACCGCTGGAGTGTATGCATACTCGACTCGTTTGAACTCCCGCGCCACGGCAATCTTGCCGTCGAGCGTGGTAGTGTCGAAGCGGGGTTTGAATGATGAGGCGGGGATTGATTGAGGGGGATTAGCGTTCATTTTGTTAATGTGTCCGCTTCTTGGCAACGCGGACAAATGGTTGATTCGTTGAGAATGGAAAGTGGTAGTCCACAGATTTCGCAATCATCAATAATTTCATTGGACTGCATCTTCAGAGCAAACATTTCACGTTTGTGTTGCCGTGTTGCTTGTTGATTCTCTTCACCGTCTGGGTTTTCTCGAAATGATTTCATATCAATAATCTCCCAGTATTTGTGCGACTTCTTCTTCGGTGCAATTCACATGGATAGGTTCACCAAGTCGCAAGGACCAGCAAGTTTGATAATCCCTATCAGATGCGACGATGAGTTCACGGTACAGTGTGACTGTGAACAAGTCTTCACCAAGCTGCTTGTTCACACCGCGCCAAGAGATTGTGTGAGTTGATGTTGTCATAGGAGAGTTGGAAATATTAGGAACGATTCCACTAAATCGCGAAGTCTTTGAGCCGACGTACTTGAATTGGGAGGTGTTCATGCTGGTGATAATAAAACACCCACCGAAGTGGGTGTGGTTTTGTTGGGAGGTGGTGGTAGGTGCAGGAATCGAACCTACTAGGCTTAGCCTCAGCCACTGGATATCCCAGCCCCTTAACCTAGGAATACCTACCGAAAGTGGAGCTTCACCAAGGAATTGAACCTTGAATCACGTTTGTCCTTGCGTGATATGCCTACGTGGAACGTGGACTAATGTTCTACGCGCCTGTTCCTAACAGGAAAAGTGAAGCATCGAACCTTTCATAAATCCCGGGAGAAAGGTTAGGTAATCATCGTAACATCCGGTCCGGCTTTTTGGACGTTGTGCCGGTCAAGTTCCGTCACTTTAATGTCGTTACGGTTTGGACAATCAACACACTAGACTTTAGGCGCCGAATAGCTAGTGATGTTGAAAATTGGTGAGCGCGGAAGGATTTGAACCTTCAAGGTGATGATCTATCGGTTACGTTTGTCTCGGGATTCCGGTATCAAATTCGCCCCGATTTGTCCTCACGTTAATCATCCGACTACAGGACTCGTCGCCGTGCGTTACCATTCCGCCACGCGCTCAAATTGGTGAGCCTTTTCGTGACATGCTCAGGTCAGCCGTTCGTCTTGATCTGTTAGATCTTAGAAGGAAGCATAGTAGTATCTCCAATTAAGTCCACTTGCGCTTATGTCATATCCAATGGATACTATGTCCGTTAGATGCCGTTCTGCGCAAGTGTGGTTGATTGCTTCGCGGCTTTTGCAAATTGGTGCCGGGAACAAGTAATCAGCTTGTCATCAAAGGCTGCTACAGTTGATCATTCTGTACAGTACCTTTTCTATGGTATAGTATTTCAATACCGTCCCGGCGTAAAAATAGAACCACCTCACAGCCGCTGTTGTATTTGCACGATTTGTATTAGCGGTCGTCCTCGTGCTCTCCGGGACGGTGATGATTCCCAATGATTTCGGCCGAAATCCGTGAGGGTTATCAGCTTTTCAGCGGTGGTTCAAAATTAGTGCCACACTATCGTAGTGGCCAACGTCCGGCGATGTTATACGGAAGGAACAATACCTAAGGCTTTACGGAATGGTTACCAACTTAGGATCAAATTGATGCTTGCGCTATCGTTCCCGCAAATCGTTGAGCCCTTTAACGTCATGCTCAGGACGCTCCGTCTAGGGCCAGCCCTTGCGGATCAGCATGAGGGGCAAAGCATCTCACACAGACGTTGAGAGTTTGTTACACACGGACACAGGAGTGGACAACCACCTAGGAGCAACTCGCGTGCCGTGTTTAGTTATGCGTCCCAATCGTTGTTGACTTCGCTGGGGCGAACCATTGAATAGGGCCGTGCTTTACGTTACCACGATCAACAACGCTCAAACGATTGGTTTTAAGCGCCATCGCCGTGATTGTGGGTTTCACGCCTTCGTCAAGGACGACAATGGGCTTGTCGTTACGATCAAGCGCGATGAATGCGTTAGTGAGTCGCGCCAGACGATTTGCTTGGCGCGGTGAGAGTTTATCGCGATATTCGCTGTGTTGGTGATTTGGAACTTTGTTGTATTTATTCATGGTTTTGTGTTATTGTTTGGTGTAGAAACCCGAATGTTCGCCCCAGTATTCGCCGAGGTGAAGTGTTTTCTCATCGCGGCTGAATGCCACGTCTTGATTGCGCGCCCACCGGAATTCATCAGTATTGGTTGGATCTGTATCAATGAATGCACGATTACCAGTCCAAATATTCCAAATGAGCAATCCGTCACGATAACAGATTTTGACATCTGGTGTTTTGTCAGGATAATGTTTAATGAGATATTCTTCCGCTTCTTCGTAGGAGTCAAAGACTAGGGTTTTCATTTTGTGTTATTGTTATCTCGCGCCAACCAAATCGCAGCGAGTGCCGCGACGTAGCCGGCGACAAAAATAGCCACACCGGCATCGAGGCGGGGGAATAATCCCCGTAAGGTGAGTGCGCCTCCGGTGGTGATGAGTGGGACGAGGGCTGCTAAGATGAAGGGTCTCATCGCTTTACCCTCACAGCTTTGAAGCCACTGCGCCAATGCGCTTTGACGCGGGTTTCTTTGACCGAATAGACAGTCACACCGTCGTGAGAGCCTAGGCCGAGTTCAGCGCGGATCTCATTTCTAAGAGATGAGATGAGAGTGTTGAGATCATCCCGCTTGGAGATGAGAGAACGCAACGTTTCTGTTTTTTGTTTGATGTTCATAACGACAAAGCATGATAACCTATTTTTGCGCAATAAGCCGAAAATTCGTTTAATACCCACTCTGGAAGGTACTCAGCATATCCGGATTTCCATAGGACATCTTCCTTAGACCAAAAACTTAGGCATTGATCAATAGATTGAATGAACCAATTATTCCCGACCAAGCAATAGGGTTCAGCTAAGTAGAATTTGTGCCATGCAAATTGCGGACACTCAAATGCAGCTTTTACGCAAGCTTTGTGCAATTTAAGTGCATCTTCGTTTATAGGTTTCATAGGATAAAAATCCCGCAAAGCAATCCGAAGACTGCGAGCGATGCAAGGAAGACGAATACGGCAGTTTGTAAGATGGAATGGTGTCGCATAAAGTGTGCCTCACTTAATAAGGGTCTCAGTGGTGAAAGTCTTATCGAAACTCGCAGCATGTTCAGCCCAGTTTTGTGCGGCTTCTTCATCGCCGTCGAACGACAGCGTTGCGACAAGTTTGCGAAGTTCACACAATGCGCGTTCCCATTCAGGGAAACTTTCAAAGCGTTGCAACGGATTGCTTCGCAGTGCAGCGACATACGCGCACTTAGCTGCTACTGCACAATCAAGATGAAGATTCATATTTATTGTCTCCTACAAAACGCAAAAAGCCCACCCCTTTTGAGGGTGGGCGTGGAGTTATCAGATGCTCAGTGAGTTTCCCTAACGTAGACATCGCCGGGAAATCCAACGCGGACAAAAATGTCCGGCCTGTGATAGGCAGCAGCGTATTCGATTTCGTATCCGCTGACAGATTGACTGTCAACGTAGCTGCACCACAAATAAGGATTGATGTCTTCAGGCATAGTTTTGATTTTGTTGTAAGCTTTTAACTTGTTCCTATTCAACTGTCACCAACCCTTCGGGTTGGGCAAAGGTGTTTAAACGAATTGCCTCTCACTTTCAACCTTACCGTTGAAGCGATTGCAATGCCCAGCGTTGCGCATTGCGTAATCAGGCAACGCTTTGAACGGCGTAGCGTGAATCCGGTGCATCTGCACTGCGTGCTTGTCTTTCTTGGATTTCACACGCGATGGCGGATTCAATACGGCTACAATGGGAGCCGTTTCACGCTTCCATTGCTTGAAGGGGACAACCCTTACGGGTGTGTCCGGTGTGAGTTTGTGAATATATTTGGGCATAAGTTAGAATTCGACTAGTAAGCCAAAGCCTAACTTATGCCCAAAAAGGGAACCTAATGTTTTGAAGATTGCGCCGGATTTGCGTCCTAAGAAGGCGTCTAGGGTAGCTGTCGCGTTCCAAAGGGCAACGCAAAATCGAACGAATCGAATAAGTTGGATTGAACCTAACTTTACAGAGTCGACCCGTTGCACTGTTCAGAGTGCAACAAGCTGTCAGTTGAGTGATTACCTAGGGGTTACGGGACCGCGCAACGGTTCCGAATTTGGGGGACAGTTTGGGCCATTCGTACGGGTTGTCACAAGGCATTGCACCTTATCCCGTTCCGGGTAGCTACCCGGTCCCATTCACTGTCGAACTATCAAACAGGGTTTCACGTCTTGGGGAGTTTAGGCAATCCCCGACTTTCGCCGGGCATTGCGTGAACTTAGGCAGGAGCACTTTCAGTTTCAACCGCAGGAGCCTTTTCGGACTTCTTTTCCGCCGCAGGCTTCATTTCAGACAACCCGGCACGGATGAAATCCGCAATCTGGTTCGGCGGATCAACCGTGACATTCTGGCTGTACGTGTCGCGGCAGAAATCGTACACGTCGCAAAGCCAGTTGTAAGTATCAAGTGCACGTTCCTTGATTCCTTCCGTGCTGCCGGCCATCCGGGTTGCATAGACAGCCTCCTTCGCCTTGGCGTTAATCTTCAGGCGGTTGTAGCTGCCAGTCTTGCCGGGCTTCACGGCTTTCTCTGCGTATTCGATTCGCCCCAGTTCCGTCATGATGAGACCGGACAAGCGCTTTGCAGCGTGGTCCGGAGCAATTCCGGCGGGAGCCAATCGGCCAACGGCGTTTTGGGTGACAGTGTTCCAAGGGAGTTGATAGGACATAGCTTTAACGTTTTGCTAGTGTCATGACAGGTAAGATCACGGCAACGTGCCGCACAGTATCAGTCAAGGCATGCGGGTTTGACCCGCGATTGCCTGAACTCCCCAAGTATCGTATTGGCCAAATCGCGCACGGGTCATTCCCGGGTTGATTCGACACACTAGGTGTCAATGTTCGCAAGGCAAGTATCGGAACGGTGCACGTTGCTTGACGTGTTGCGGGGAATTGCTTCCCACGCTTTAACCGGAAACCGAACAGGCGACTTGTCGCTTTGTCTAGTAACCGGGACGAATCCAAATCCCTGCCATGTCCCTTTCGAGGCCATTGCCAGTCTAGGTTCCCCGGGTTGTAGGTGCTTCCTCACGTACCCGGGGACGGTCCCTGCATGTCTTGGGCAGGCTTTCCCGCCCTACTTCCCCGCCGTGCATCGTTTCACGTGCCGGGGGATGAACTATCTAGCTTTCCGTTCGATAACGATAGCGTTATCGTTAAAGGGAATGGTTAATCTGTAACGATAACTGTATCGTTGGCGTTATCACCGTAACGTTATCGTTAAAGCTAAACCTATCATAAGTGCTTATGTAATGATTCGATTGTGGGAATAACGTCCCGCTAGCGTGGTAATGCCTCCTCTTTACTCCGCCATACACGATACAAGAATGTTACCAGTCTAGTAATGAGTAGGGGGGTACCGTTCAATAACGGGTATTTACAATTACCAGTAAAGAGGTATGGCTACCAGATATAGTAATTACTCAATATCACAAGAGACCTCCTCTCTGTTATTTTCTAGATTTACTTACCACTAACTATTGGTAAATCTGCTAATTATTACCAGAAAGTGATAATGGATGGACTTTTACGTTTTGGTAGCCCCTTCCCTGATACAAGGCAACCCTCGTCCCTGGTACGAAACCCCCGACAGTTTATCCAAGCGCCCCTTTGCGCCATTGTGCGACTTTAAGTCCCATCGCTTGTGACAGTTTTGGCGCGCTTTGGCGCTGTTTGGCAAAGGCGTTTGTTGATTATCAACAGGTTACGAGGATGGCATGGGCGTTGCTTCTCTTTTTGGCGTGAACATCCATGATATCCCCGAAGCTTTTGGATGCCGTATGGCTTCCCTCGTCATTCAGCACGGCGGCCTTATGGCTAACCTTTACGGTTCAGTCGAACA